TCATTCTGCGGCTGCTAACCCAACATGCCACTGTGCCCCAGTTTGTGCAAGTTTCTGTTCCTTCCCAGACAGGTAGCCCAGATAGCCCTCTGTCGTTTTTACGGACGAGTGTCCAAGGTGCTTGGACAGCTCATATATCCCGCCCCCATTCTTTAGCCAACGGATGGCGAAGCCGTGGCGGAGATCGTGGACGCGGAACCGGCGGAAGGGACGCTTGGCCTTCTTTTCGGCAGCGACCACGCGACGCATGACTGCCCCGAAGGCGCTGGCGAAGTTGCCGTATGGCTTCCCGCTGCGAGAGGGGAACAGCACCCCCTTCTCTTCCCCGGCCGTCAGCGCGTCCGTAGCGTCCCCTGCGGGGGTCTTCCAATCGAGGGTGCGCGGGCGGCTGGTCTTGGTTCGCAGGAGCGTGATTTGCTTCCGTTCCTTGTTCACGTCGCTTGCCGTCAGGACGACCGCTTCATTCTCGCGCATGCCGGTCTGGTCGAGGAGCCGCAGCACCTTCGCCATTGCCTCAGGAACGGCAGCCAGCACGCGCTGGAAATCATCCTCACCAGGCGGCTCAATCGGCTCCCGGCGTTCGCGCAGGACAACGCTACGGTCATATAGGCGCACAGGGTTATCATCGCGCCATCCCCATGCCACGCAAGCCGCCATCAGGCGCGAGAGGGCCGTCAAGTCCCTGCGTATGGTGGCATTGCTGGTTGTGCGTGTGCGGAGGCTCACATACTCGCTGATTTTGGCCGTGTTGACCTCACCAATGCGGAGCGGGCCAAAGACAGGGTCGAGTTGCGCAATGCTGGTCAGATAGCGCCGCATGACGGCAGGCTTCACCGATTTTGGCAGGACTTCTTCTGCCCATTTGACCACCGCTGCCTTGAAGGTCGGGGAGTCGGGATCCGCCACAACCGCGCGCTCAACCTTGAGCCGCCACGCCTTGAGTCGCCTGGCAGCTTCCCGGGCATCAGACGTTCGTAAGCTGCGCCTGTGCTCCCGTCCGGCCAGACGGACTCGGCCCCAATAGGTATCTCCGCGCTTGTAAAGGTAGCCAGCTTTCGGCACGGTTCCCGCTCCGCAGCTTTCGATCGCGAGTCTATCTCACCATGGTCAAAAGTCCATACGACTTGCCCGACGCAACGAGGGCGAAGAGAATTGGAGGGCTGGAGTGGATAACGCTCATCCGCGTCTTCGCGCCAGCCTGATTTGCCCATTGTGCGGAGGGCCGAAAGACAAAGGCTTGGTCTGCTGCTGGCATTGCTACCGAAGCTACGCGCTGCGTGACGGCAATCCGGAGGCCGAGGCCCGGCTCGTCCAGACTGAAGAGGAGATCCGGCTGGGCTATAACGTCCAAGGCATACTAAAGTGAGAACACAGCCAATGAACGACAGCGACGTCATTCAATGCGGTGTCTGCGGACAAGTGCTGACGGAGGAAGGGTCAGAAGCAGGGCATCCGGCAAGCCTGTGCCCCATGTGCGGCCCGGCCAAGCAGCATATCACGCTCCCCCCCATCAAGGACCTGCCGATCATTGTCCGCGATCATATCAGTTTTAAGGCCAAGGACAATTCGCGGCGCAGTAAGGACAAGCTGCGGATAACGTTCAAATCCGGTTGGGAAATAAGACGCTCACAGGGCGATTATGTTTATCGGGAGTATGAGATAAATCGTGACACCAGGCGAGCCCGCGAGTTCATTCGCGATAAATCAGGCAATGTCATTAAAGATGTTGATGAACCTCTGACAGATCATACTGGACACGGCTCGAATAAGTTCAAGAGCGTTACATAGGGGACTGGGCTGGTCGACCAGACTGCTGACGCAAGGTCAACCTGGCGTTCCCCTAAGGGCCGAAGCCACCTCGCTTAATTGGTCAGGGCCTGTGCATATCTCGGCCAACTTCAGTGCCTTTAGCATGCGCCTTACCACCGTTGCACTCCGCGCCTGATAGCCGTCCCGCGTGAAAAATAAATCGCAATACGGGAGTGCGGCTATTGTGTGCTGCGCATCAGGACCGTCGGAGTCGGTCGGCTTGCGCTGCCGGTCGCGAGTCCGGTCCGTCGTGAGCGCGTCCTCTACCGCCATGGACGGACACTCCGCTAAGAACTCAGCCCGGCGCCGATAGCAGAACTCAGCCAATTCTAACCGAGCAACGGCCGTCATAGGCTGCCCATCGGGATTGCAGATCGGAATGGATTGATTTACCCAGCCGACGAACATCCCTTTGTCGCTCCTTTTCAGAGCTGCGGGATCTGCCTTCTTCAAGGTGGTCTGAGCCTCGGGTGACAGTTTCTTTAGTGGGTTCAGCCGATTGTAATCCAGCTCACGAATGAATTGACGGGGGGTTAGCCCTATGTGTGTCTGTGGGCCAGATATGAAGGATTCGACCACCGATAGGGAAGGAGTCAGAACGAGCATGTCCCGGGGAGTACGGCCAAACTTGTGGCGCCAGAGAAAGCGTTCGACTTCCTGCTTCTGAATGGTTCTCCGCTCAATCATCCACAGAGGGTCTAGTTTTTCAAGGAACGCAAGGCGTCTGTCCCGCTGTCCCATGTTGCTGGCTGCGCCGATCTCAAACAGATTCCAGAGCGACAGAGCCAAGCGTACTTCGCGCGAGGCAACCACCTGCTCGACGGGCAGCCACCACGGTTCGTGCGACACGATGCTGTGGTCCAAATAAAGTGTGCGTACCATTGTGTGTTAGCCCAAAATGCCGTCTGAGCGATCCGACCAAGAATGTGCCTGAGCAGGAGAAGACGATTCCAGTCAAGAGGGTAACGGGCGCATAGGCCGGAAATGGCAACATTGTTGCTCTATTTCCTGTTGCATTACCGTGATGTATTGCTAGGGTGGTTTTGCGAATGCCTATGCCCTGCGGGGCCAAGAATCAATCAACCGCCCACAAGGGCAGAAAGATTTCAGCCATGAACATCGAAAAAATGTCGGACGCAGGAGCAGCGGAAGCCATCAACCAAATCTGCGACGGGCTGAAGAAGCATGTCGAGAGCAACCCAGACAGCGCGAAAGAACTCTTGCTCATGTTGACGCAGGAGTGCCTCGATAGTCTGTCAGAGGACGACTTTTTCGGCACAGAAGGCTGGGAACACGCATTCGGAATTGAAGCCTAACCCCAAACGCCCCGCCTAGCGGGGAGAAAGCCTACCAACTGTGACCACCATTCAATGCATCACCGTTCCATATCGGAACCTCAGGTCAACAGAAACAAGGCATCTCAAATCTGACCTTACCGGCCACAAGTATGGCCGTCTTTTCGTCGTGTCCTACAGTCACATGAACAAGCATGTTTCCACTTGGGTTTGTGCTTGTGATTGCGGGAACGTCAAGCTGGTCGGGGCACGCCCCATGGTATCCGGCGAGGTGACTAGCTGCGGGTGCTTTCGCCTTAAACAACTAAGGACTATCGGGGCGGCGAAGCTCACCACACACGGTATGTCCAAGACGCGCCTTTATAAGACTTGGCGAGGCATGAAGACTAGATGCTATAATAAAAGCGACCTGTCCTATCATGACTACGGGGGGCGCGGCATCAAGATTAGTGACCTCTGGCTCAGAGACTTCATGGCATTTGCCAAATGGGCATTGGCGCACGGCTATCGGGACGATCTACAGATCGACCGCATCGACAATGACGATGACTATAGCCCTGAGAATTGCCGATGGGTGACTCGCAAGCAGAACGTTAATAACAGGCGTTGCACCAAGCTATACGAGTTCAACGGTGAATTGCTTCCTGCATCGGATATTGCAAGCCTCGTCGGAATCAACCCCTTCACCCTACGGCATAGATTGAGGCAGGGCATTCCTGTCGCCGAAGCTCTCTATCCCGCCGCAAAGCCTTTGAAACGTGCAGTTTAACCCGAAGCTCGCGTTCGCGAGAGAAAGAGACGATCAATGTCTGAGATACAAAACATCCCTCTGAGCAGCCTCGTTCTGTCCGACCTGAATGTCAGAAAAATCCGCCCCAAGGAAACCATCGAGGAGTTTGCTCGCAGCATCGAACAGCACGGTGTGATCCAAAATCTGCGTGTCCATCCCGTTGAAGGTGAAAAATTTGGCGTGGTCATCGGGGGGACTCGCCTTGCCGCCATGCAGCTGCTGCTTAAGCAGAAAAAAATAACTGGTGACTATCTGGTTCCGTGCGAGGTGCGGGATGCGAACGATCCCACATTGGTTGAGACCAGCTTGGTTGAAAACATAACTCGCGTCGAAATGCATCCAATAGACCAATGGAACGCCATCAAAAAACTGAACGATCAAGGCGATGGCCCTGAGACGATAGCCGCAAAGCTTGTTGCCCCGCTTCGCCATGTGAACCAGTTCTTGAAAATCGCCACGACGGTCAGCCCCAAGCTCATCACCATTTTCGAGAAGGGCGAGATGTCGTTTGACCAAGTGACGGCTTTCACCATCGAGTCGGACAGGAAAAAGCAGGAGAAAGTCTGGCGCGACCTCCCGGATTGGGCGAAGGGCAACGGCAGGGCCGACCAGATACGCGCCGCGCTGACCAACGAGCAGGTGGAAGCTGATAGTGCCATCGCAAAGTTCGTGACGCTCGAAGCCTATGAGAAGGCCGGTGGCGGCATCACGCGAGATCTGTTTGCCGACAAAGGGGAAGGATGGTTGACCGACTCCGCGCTGGTGAACCGGCTGGCCGAGGAGAAGCTTACCGCCGCCGCCATAGCTTTCAGAAGCATAGGCTGGAAATGGGTCGAGGTTATCCCCAACCTGCCCTATGAGCAGAAGAACGCCTTCGGACACCTGCAACCAGGCCGGGCGGAGCCGGACGAGGAAACGAGCGCGAAGATAGCCGCGCTACAGGCCGAGGCCGACAAGATCATGAAGAAGCATGGGGAGGAGCCGGACGACGAAGCTGCCGCCGAGCGCCTTGGTGACCTGTACCAGCAGATCGACGAGCTATCCGATGGCGAACCCGTCTATACGCTGGCGCAGATGGCCGTCGGCGGCGTTCTGGTCACCATCGGGCATAATGGCGAGGCTTCTGTCTTGCAGGGTCTGGTGAAGCCTGAGGACAAGGGAGCAGCCCGTAAGCTGGCGCACGGCGCGAACGGGGCCGAGCAGAGCGGTAATGGCGCAGCGAAGCCGGAGAAGGCCAAGGGCGGCCTGTCGGCGGCGCTGGTCGCGGAACTGACCAGCCAGAAGAATGTGGCGGCTCAGGTGGAGATGGCGGGTAACCCCAAGGTGGGATTGCTGGCCGTGACCCACGTCCTCGCGCTGAAACTGCTTTACCAGCTCGGCGGAGAGCATAGCAGCTTGGGCATCAACCCGCACGAAACGAACTATCCCTTGGCGATCAACGAGCAGGTGGAGAAATCGGCGGCGGGGAAGAAGCTGGCCGGTATCGTGAAGGCTTGGCAGAAAAAACTGCCGAAGAAGCCGGAGGACTTGTGGGGCTGGATGGCGGAGCAGAACGCGGCCACCGTGCAGGGGCTTCTGGCCGTGTGTGCCGCGCTCACCATCGACGTGGTGCAGTCGAACGGAGCCGAGGCGAAGGACTCATCCGCCGAACTCACCAAGGCGTTGAAGCTCGACATGGGGAAGCACTGGACGGCGAACGCAGAGAGCTACTTCAGCCGAGTGCCGAAAGCCGCGTTGCTGGCCGAGCTTGATGGAGCAATCCCGCCAGCAAAGCGCAAGGGCATCGAAGCTATGAAGCGGGAGCCGATGGCGAAGGCAATTTCTGCCGAGCTGAAAGGGCGGGGCTGGTTACCGCCGATCATGCAAGCTGGGTAGCAAGGAATCCCATAGCGAACGGACGGAGCTTCGCGGGCGCTATAGTCCAAGAAGCGATGACGTCCTACTAGGCCGCACGGGGCGGACCGTGCAGGGGGAACGCCACCTCTTATTAGGCGTGACGGGTGGAGAGAGTGCCACACCGAATTAGCTTCCACCAAGCATGCAAGCAGGGTAAGCTGTGGCCGTGTCCGGTTGACCAAACAGAAGCCCCGCCCCTCAGAAGGCGGGGTTTTTGTTATCCAGCACGATTCACATGCACAGGTAGATTACTCCTACCGTCGTTCAAATAATAGCAACAATGTTGCTCTGATTTATATTGCACTACCCCAATATATTGGTATCCTACATTCATTCAATTCACTTCATCTTAGCGGGGATGCCATGACATTAATTATCGACTGCACCACACCGGAGAAGCTTGACGCCTTTTGCAATGGCGTGATGGACGCGGCCCGCACTGGCGAGCCGGTATCCCTGCAAGACGTGGCCGAGCAGAGCAACACGATCAGCAAAGCCGAAACCGAGCATTTCTTCATCGAATATCACGGCTGGAATGAAGGCAATCACCCGTATGCGATCATGCCCAAGCTGCACACCGTCGAAGAAGCCAAACGCGAACGCTGCGTGTTGCCGCCGCAGGGAGCCTACAACTGCGCCAAGACGGCGGAGCTTCTCTATGACCGGCTGATCGAGGCCGAAAGCTGGTACGTGAAGAACCGCGACGGTCTGCGCTCTCGCTGCAGCGGGAGGGCGTGACATGGGTAGCGCCAAGGAGAAATACGCGGGGTTCATGCCGGAGCCAACGCCAGACGAGATCGAGGGCGGCTACGTCTGTGCCATTTGCTGGCGACCGATTGAAGAAGCGGACGGCCCCAAGGCATGCTCGGATTGCGGCGGAGATGCGGAGATCGACCAAGACGCGGTTGATGAGATCATGGCCGAACACGGGCAGTTTGGGGCGGCCGCATGAGCGAGACAACACACACACCGATTCCGTGGAGCGTGATACCGCCGGAGCCGACAGCCAGCGGCATGAGGCACCACATAAGCGCAGATGGCGGAAAGACGTACTTCTGCGTAGTTTATGCGAAGACGGGTTTAGATGAACACCGGGCAGAAGCCGCCGCCAGAGCTGCCTTGATCGTCCGGGCCGTGAACATCCACGGCGATCTCGGCACCACCTTTCTCAATGCCAGAGGACAAGACGCGGTTCGGTTCTCGGTGGAAGGTGCAGCATGACCGAACCCACACCCCACACCTTCACCCGCGCCCAGATGGTTTTGCTTGCCATCGCCAGCTTCATCGCCGGTGTGGTGCTGGCCCTGTTTATCCTGTTGGGGAATTGAGCCAAGAAATTCCCGCGAGGGAGTCGAGCAGCGTATCCTTCCGGCTCGTTAAACCAAGATGGAGAGGTTCACGGGAAACTGTGGCCGATGGTGGTAACCCACCGTCCCCGCAAGGGGTGGGATTGCAAGGGAAACCCATAAAACCCGAACAACAGCGGGGTGATGCGGCCCTTGGGCCTCACGGCGTCAAGGTAGCGGTCATTCAAGATCGACGGAATGGATGAAGGAGCCACCGCCCATCTAAACGCAGCGCGACACATGCGCGGGGGATCGTCCTTCCGATGTTCCCTATGGTGTGTGACTTGTCGGTGGAGAGCAACCGTCACCCGCCCGACAGGGCCGACAACCAAGACCGGCGGCAAGCCGGAGAAAGTGCGTATCATGGGGATGGACGTTTACGGGAAAGCTCCGACATCGGAGAAGGGCAAGTATTTTCGGAACAATGTATGGTGGTGGCGTCCGCTTGCCGATTTCATCCTCGATACCGCACCCGATGACCTTACATCGCGTTGCGAGCACTGGCATTTGAATGATGGTGATGGGCTGGACGCCGCGACATCCAAGAATTTGGCGGCGCATCTGCGGCAGAGCATCGCAAGCGGCGCGGCGGAAGCCTACATCGACAAAAGAGCAAGCGCCCTCGCCGGTCTCCCGCGCGAAACCTGCCCACTGTGCAACGGTTCAGGCGTAAGGTCTGATGCGATAGGCAAGAAAGCCGGACAGGACACCAGAAAAATTGAGGAGGACGGTCACCCGCGCAACGGGCAAGTTGGTTGGTGCAATGGCTGTGATGGACGCGGTGACAAAGAGCCATGGGCGGCGGGATACCACATCAACATTGAGAATATCGAAGGATTTGCCGTCTTCCTTGAGGACTGCGGTGGATTCGAGATTTGCTAACCCCAAACCCCGCACCAGCGGGAGAAATCAACCATCCATGCCTACCCGCACCATCACCCTTCCCGCCATCAACCGCACCGTCACCCTCGCAGCCTACGTTCAAGCGATCAAGCTGGCGAAGGCGAATCCCGATATGGTGTTCAAGCATGGCTTGACATGCTGGTGGTCATGCTCCGGCAGGGAAGTCATGGAACAGTTCCGCCGTGGCATGGTCGATCGAATCAATCAGGGTGTTCCGTATCGGCTTCGGGGAATCGAGCTCTGACCGGACGGGACGCCTACGAGGAAGATTGCCGCCGAAAGCCGACGTATCAGGATGGCGCAGTCCGGCCCTCATGGAATCAGCTTTCCGATATTGCCAGATGGTCATGGAACAGGAATCCAACGCCGAGGGAATGGAAGCCGCCAGCCCCGCAATAAATAGCAACAATGTTGCCATGATTTTGCTTGTTTCATGGCGTGGGATAACTAGAATCTGATTATTAAACCGGCCCCCATTATGGGGAGAAAGCAAAGGATTTCGTGAGTGACCGCATCCGCCCCACAGATGTTGTAAATCGGACAAGCCTATCGCTTCGACAGGTTCAATCTCTCGCCGCATTAGGCAAGATACCCGGAGCCGCCAAGCTCGGAGGTGTCTGGACGTTCGATCCCAACAAGATTGACGCATGGATTGGGGCCGCAGAGCGGGCGACATCCAGAATCCCCGCCCTCCCCTCCGCACGCGGCGGCATTTCTACCAGCGGTGTATCCATCGCGCCGGACGTGAGCATTGATGCCGCTTATGAACGGCTGATTCGAGGGAAACAGCAGAAAGCTAGAAAGCACACCTTTGCACCGGCTTGACCGGGGAAAGCTAGACTATGACGACTGCTTTGCCTGCCCACCTCGACCGCGATCTTGCCATTCGGGCCTATGCTAATCTCAGCCATTTCCCCGAACGCAGAGCCGATGGGGACATTGGATTTTTCCACGAAGCCGTGGAAGGGTTGCGGCAGAAAATGGAGACACTGGCAAAAACGGACGCGCAGCGGGCGCTTATCCCCGAACACGTCGAACGCTATCAGCGAAACTATGCTGAGCATCAAACCGCGATCTGGCACGCCATGACGCGGACGGCTTCGGCTTTCATCGTCGGCCCCGCCAGATTCCCGACCGAGAGCAATCGAAAGCGCGGCGAGACAGTTGACCGCCGCCGCGCCGAGTTTCAGGCGTGGAACGCGCGGGCGCAGGACGTCGCCGCAAAAGCCATCCTCGACGCCCGCACACCGGAACAGATGACAACAGACGACTGGCGCAAGCTACAGCACGATTTTGCCCGCGATATCGGCGTTATCAAGGCCATCGACGACGGAACCAAGCCCTATACCCGTTCGGCCTTTGTCAACAGCTTGGCCGGAAAGCTGAAACGGCTGGCCGCGAACGGGGAGCGGGAACTTGTCCGGCGCGGGCTGTCTTTCATCCGCGAGCAGCAAACCAGCATGGCAAAGCCGATATTCATGCCTTCACATTCGGCATGGAGCCTTGAGCAGACCGCCGCCGAAGCCGTCGCGAACAAGCCGACCGGTGAGGTTGAGATTGTTGCCAAGGAAGGGCTTCGCGTCGTCGCCAACCACGACGCAGACCGGATTCAGATTTTCTTTGACGGCAAGCCGGACGAGCAGACCAGAGTCACTCTGAAAGGCGCGGGCTGGCATTGGAGTCCCCGCTTTGGCGCATGGCAGCGGAAGGCCACGAACGCCGCCGTATTTTGGGCCAAGCAGTTTGCCGCCGGAAATCTGGAATACTGATATGCCACCAGATCGCGCAGAGATTGTGCCAGGTGAGCCGAGGCCGGTTCGGGCCATCACCCAGACGCCTCGACGCGCAGCCACCAGCAGCGCCACGCGGCCAGCTAAGCCTATTCGACTAACCCCACAGCAAGGAGAGCCATGACCGATACACGAACCACCGAACCCCCGCCCTGCCCCGAGTGTGACGGCAGCGGTTTCCAGATCGATATCCAACCACGGTGTTGCGGGAATCTGACCAAAGGTGGTGAGTGCCGAGGCGACTGCGCAGAACCAAAGCAAGTTCAGGTCGCGTGCGAGTGGTGCGGAGGTTCGGGGGAATACGTTCGCGACCGAACCGGCGAGACGATTCTGTGCTAAATATCCGACATGACTCGGAGGCAACCACATGGCCAGAAGACCGAAGCGCACGGAGCCGCTTTACTGGAATGACGTGGTGGATAGGGACACCATGGAGAAGCTCGGCAGCTACGCGGTCGACGGTCGGATGATTATCGTTCGCAGCGCCAAAGGCTGGGAAAAGTCCGCCATGTCGAGCGCCGGAGGGGCGAACGAGGGCCTAGCCCGGCTGATCCTGTCGGAAGGACCACCACCAGGATGGCGATGACAACCATACCGACCGCCGCCGACTTATTGGGTGCAGCGCCTCGACGTAGGCGACCTCCCCCGCGGTGGCCGAATGACTCTGTGGTAACCCCCAGGTTTTCCGAATGCGGACTCTATCGCTATGAGCTGTCGGAAATATGGGATGCCACGAGGCCCCTAGTGATGTTCCTGATGATGAACCCGTCAGTGGCGTGTGTTGAGCACGCCGATAGGACTCTGACACGAACCGGCAACTTCGCTCGCAGATGGCAATACGGCGGCCAACTGGTCGGCAACATGCACGCATATGTTGACCAAAACAGATTTGGGCTTCGTGATCCGGATGATCCTATCGGCCCGGGCAACGACGAGGCAATTCTTGCAATGGCTGCGCGGTCTGAAATCGTCGTGTTGGCGTATGGCCAACCGCCAAGCCTGTCATTGCGTGCGCGCGCTGCTGATGTGATTCTGATGCTGAGAAATGCTGGTGCCGAGCTGAGGTATTTACGGCTGGCTAGTGGCACGCCCGAGCACCCGCTCTACCTGCCGGGAACACTCACGCCGCTGGTCTATCCGTGACGGAACGCAAGGCACCGAACATCCTGCTGAAGTGCGAGGCCAATTGCTGGATGGCTTACCATCGACGCGGACGCCTTGCCGCCGAGATACAGGAGCTATTCGGCACCACCGGAATCCCGACCGCGTTCACCGAACAGGTCAAGCCGGAAACCGTGCTTTCGGAGATCCGCCGCCTGAATCCAGATGCAGAGGTTTTACTAGCCGATTGACCACCACACCCGCCAAGGCGGGAGAGAGCGACTGTGACGTGCCTCCCAACAAGGAAACTATCGGCAATTGCACCCTCTATCTTGGTGACGCGCTCGATCTCTTGAAGGTTCTGACCGGCATACAGGCGATCATCACTGACCCAGTTTGGCCGAACTGTCCGACTGGCCTTTTGGCGGGGTGGGAAGATCCTGACGGCCTGTTTGCAGATTTCTGCCAGTCCCTTCCGGCTGAACTCCGGCAACTCGTAGTGTGCATGAGAAACGACAGCGACCCGCGCGTTCTGCGGCACGTCTCCGACCGGCTTCCGTTCCAGCAAATGGCATGGTGCCAGTACGTCATGCCGGGATACCTCGGCCGCGTTCTCGGCGGGAACGAGACGGCCTATGTTTTCGGGAAGCCGGTGAGAAGCAGCCCCGGACGTCGGGTGATCCCAAGCGTCTCACCTAAAGCACAGCCGGGCGACAGGCCGCCGAACGGCCATCCGTGCAGCCGCGCCCTCATACATCAGGAATGGCTGGTGAACTGGTTTTCGGACGAGGGGGAAACGGTGTGCGACCCGTTCATGGGCAGCGGCACATGTGGCGTTGCTTGCGTGCGAAAAGGAAGAGCGTTCGTCGGAATCGAGATTGAGCCTCGCTACTTCGACATCGCCTGCGCTCGCATTGAAAAGGCGCAGCGCCAACCAGACCAGATTATGTTGGATATGGGCGACTAGGGCGACATGAAACTCCGCCCCAAATACTTCATTGCCGTCAGCCGAAAGGAGTATCTCCGCCGGATGGCGAAGAAGCGGAAGCGGGGAAAGCTGCCGCCGTCGAAGCCCCCAGAACCGCCGCCCGATCATCAATGGGATGACCAGCAGCTTGTCTGTCAGGTCTGCGGCGTACGCGGCGGCCCAGACTCATGGCAGGGCGTTGACCCGTGCGTCAGGCCGCCCGGATAGCTTCGGTAACCACCTGCGGCAATGGCTTCGGAGCCGAAGCCTCCAACCACTCAAGCACCTTCGCCCAATCCCGCGGCTGCCCCTCACGGCGGCGGATAATCGCGGCAATGGTTTCGTGCTCCGCCGGTGTCAGGGTTGCGTCCCGTATCGTCTCGCCCAGCAGACCCGCGAGGCGCAAAGCCAGCGCCGCTTCTTCCCTGCGGATACGGCTCTCCAACTGCTTGCGCTTGGTGGCTTCCTGAATCTCTTTTTCTAGCTGCTTCGCCTGCCTCTGCTTCAGCTTCGTCAGCCGGTCGAGTGTGTCGCCCACGTCCTCACCCCCTTTTCTGGTCGTGCATTCCCGCGATGCCGCTGTTATCATGGCGCAACCATGGTTCGGGGGAAAGGCCCGCCGATGGAGCAGAGGCAAGCAGGCGGCGGTAGAAGGGTTAGCGCACTTTTGCAAACGCACGCGTTTGCAGAGGCAGGAAGCAAATAATGTCCGTCCCCGTGACATGGTACCATGCCCACATCGATGCCGTGAGCCGGAGCGAAGGCAAGTCGGCGGTTGGCCTTGCGGCCTACATGACCGGCGAGACCCTGAAGGACGAACGCACCGGCACCTGGTGCAAGAGGAACCATCCGGGTGAGGTGTCGGGTTGGGGGACAGTCGCACCGTCTGGTGCTCAGGCCTACCTGACCGATGATGACCAGCTTGGCAAAGCCTGGAACGCGGTCGAGGCTTCTGAAAAGCGCATCAATAGCCACGTCGCCAACCACTGGAATCTTGCCAGTTCGCGGGAGTTTGCGGAGAGCGACCATATCGACGTAGCGCAGCGCATGGCGCGGGAGATCAGCCAGCGCTATGGCGTCATGGTCACTTGGGCGGTTCACAAGCCGACCGACCACGGCGACGACCGGAACTGGCACATCCATCTCGGCTACAACATGCGGCGCGTCGGGCCGGAGGGGTTCGGCGCGAAAGCGCGCGAGATCACCGACAAGAAAACCCGGGTTGAGGAAACCATCTGGCAGCGGAAGATGTTCGCCTCGGTGTTGAACGAGCGCCTTGAGCTGATCGGATCCGGTGAACGGGTTTCCCACGAGACCTACGACAAGCAGGGCATCGATCTTGAGCCGACCAAGCATCTGGGGAACAAACAGAACCAGGCCGAGCTCGACGGGGCGCCGACGGCGACCGGCGAGCACAATCGGGCCGTCAAAGCGCGCAACCGGCGGCACCACGCTGAACTAAATGAACTGAAGGCCGAGCAGGCGAAACTCACTGCCGAAATCATCATCCTCGAAGACGAGCGCCGCAAGAGAGCTGGGAAGGGGAGCGGGATGAGCGATGACTCCGGACACGACCAGGACGAGCGTAAGCGCGAAGCGGATCCGAGGCTCGCGGGGCGGCCCGACATTCCGGCCGGCGACGACAACGATAAGCAGGTACGGCTTCAGCAGGAACGCCTCGATCACCTGCGGGCGGAGCGCACCGCGCTCATTCAGGACCAACTGACGCGCGGCGAAGAACTCAGGACGTTTGAGACCAGGCGCGAGGCGGAGATCCGCGAGGCCGAACGATGGAAGAGGACGCGGGACGGCCATACCGCCGAGCTGGAGCGAAACGGGGAACCGGCCGACGCGCATTCGCGCTACGCATCCGCGCTGTCGGCTTCCACCACATCCGCCGATGTCTACACTGTACTGTCGAGCGCCGCGCGCGCCGAGTACGCGGCCTTCGCCGAAAAGCAAGACTGGTATCGGGGGCAGGAGGCACAGGAAGCCGATCCCGTTCAACGTGAACTGCTGCGCACCAACCGGCATATCGAGTGGTACGAATATCGGGCGCTAACGGATCGGCGCATTGCCTCTTACACTCAGGTCGCGACGCGGAACATGGATCACCCGTCCGCCATCGCCACCGTGCAGGAAGCCGACGCCTGCGAGGGCTACGCGGAGGAACTGCGAGAATACCGAACGCAGCTTTCCAGACAGGTTCGTGAGGGGGTTGTCGAAAAATTCCGCGAGGATTTGGCCAACACCGGCCTGCCTACCCAATTGGTCCAAAAGCTTCAGGAAGGCCACGAGGCCCGGAAGGCGCCACGTGAGGAACTCTCTCAAGGAACGATACCGGCCGATGAGGGTGTGGCGACCGAGCGCGCGGTCAACCGGGGAGGGCAGGGGCAGCATACCCGCGCCGACCTGGCGGCCGCGCGCGAGACGTTGGCGAAGGCGGCTGAGGCCGACGAGCGCAAGGACGAACAGCGCGGGCACATCACGCCCGCGATGCGCGAGAAGATCGACAAGATCAGGGCCGAAGGGAAGACTACGGACGGCCCGACCCAATCCAAACAGGCGCAGCGCGGCCAGAACAGGGGGGGAAGGGGGAGATAATCCCCCGCCTGTCGCGCGGCGGCGCAGGGGCGGGACAGGCGAACGCGAAACCCGCAGCCCGACGTTCCGCCGCGGTGCGCGCGCACTGACGCAGTGGACGCCAAAGCCGCGCCCGCTCCGGCACAGCCGATCCTGGGCGGATTCCCATTCTGACAAGACGATATGCTCATTCTGCTATCAGAAAATCACACAAGAGAATGACCACGAAGCCTGCCGCAGCGCCGAAATGCTGGGAGGGTCAGCCAAGGGCGGACGGCCACGGCGCAAACGCAAAAACCGGCCCTTTGGCCCGGTGTGAATAGATGACGGTATAGCCGTCATCCATATCCATCAGGTCGTGCGGCCAGAGGACAGGGCGTTGGATCACTTGTGCGGCGGCGCTGACCGACCGGCTCAACTCGCGGCCGAGATTTCGGCTTTCGGAAGGCACCTCGATCCATTCGGATGTCTGCCCCGAGCGTTTGGAGAGCAGTTCGGCGGTATCGACATCCATGGCCGAGAAACTTTGGACAATGCCGCTGTTGCTCAGGAACGATGGCCAGCGCTTGCCGTAGATCGCCTGTCCCTGCGCCACGTCTTGAAACACGGGCCAGAGCTTGACGCCGTACTCGCGCATCACCGCCAGATTCTCCTCGATCACCGGCAGATGGCCGAGCTGGGCAAATTCGTCCAGCATGAACAGGACGGGCGTCGCTGAAGGTTTCACCTCCCGCAAAAGCGGCTGGAGCACGGCGGTAATCATCAGCCGGAGCCACGGCCCGTGCGTGACCAAGCGGTTCGGGGGAAGCACCAGGTAGACCGTGACCGGACGGTCTTTCATCGTCGCGAAATCGAACGTACCGCCGCTCAAATCGGCCTTGATCGGGCGGCTGTCCAGCCATCGCGTCTGCGTTAGAGCGGTGGAGAGGATGCTGTTCAGTTCCTTCGACTCCTCGTTGATATCGAGGAATCGCGAGGCCTTGATGACGAGCTCGCCACAGTCTTCCTCGTCGCCAAGGACGCACATATCTGCCGCGAGTTGTCGGGTATCCGCCTGGCTGCCGCCGAGATTCTTGCGCACGCCGACCAGCGTTGCCGCGTCACCATGCTTGAGCTTCTCATACATGATGAGAGCGCACACCCAATCTTGCGCCGAGGCCGACCAGTGCGGTTCGGAGCCCTCAATCTGAATCAGCGACCGGGCGATACCGAGGCAGTCATCGGGAAAGGTGTCGTCCGCAGAGTTTAGTGCCGATAGCGGATTGAAGCCGGCGGAGGGAAGGGAGGTCACCTTGAACGGATCGAGGACGATCTTGGTCCCAATACGCTGGTTGATTGTCAGTCCTGCCAGCAGGCCCTTGGGATCGACAACGAGGACCGACCAGCGCTGGAGGGAAAGCAGGTTCGGATAGAGCAGACGCCTTGTTTTACCGCTACCGTTGGGGCCGAGCAGGAGGATGTGCCGATCACCATCATACCGATGCTCGACGCCAGCGTTGCCGCGCCAGTCACCCTGCGGGCTGTCCGCCGGGCAGCCGAGATAGATTCCGCCGTTGGTCGCCCAGACGTTCAAACCCGGTTGCCCGGCTTACGCCAGCCGTAGGGTTTGCTACGTGGCGGCGGCATCTGCGGCGGTCCCCGAAGGGTGTACGCCCGGTTGATCCAGTGCCAGACCGCCGGAGCGCCGACGATGAAGGCAAGGAAGACCAGGAACGGGATACGCGCGGCCTCATCCCAGAAGCGCTCCCACCAACGCTCAACCTGGTCATTACTGAAGGCCCCGGCCCACCAAGCCAGCAGAAAAAGCGCGAACGCAATCGCCAGAAGGTTCTTGAGGTTGCGGACGATGAAGACGGTCTGATCGACCAGACGCGCAGGACGGCGGCGTGCGGCAAGCCATATGCCGACGGCGATCAGTGCGACGCCAAGAGCCAGCCCTTCATGGTCGCTCACGATGGGGTTATCGTGCGAGGGGTGAGCCTAGGGCGTCAAGGATAATCGTGGGATGTTTCCCATCTCATCTGGTGTCGGCGGAAGATAGAAATGTCATCCGGCCCACTTGCGCCGAGGCGGTTGCGATCCTATTTGTCCTACATCGCAGGACTAAAGGAGCTTCCATGGCGCGTGATTCGATAGGCCCGTTCGAGTTCGACCTTCTGGCTTCGCTAATCCAGCAGCCGCGGGACGCCTATGGGCTGTCGCTCAGGGATAGGTTGGAGGCGCGGCTGGAACGCAAGGTAAGCCTGGGTTCCGTCTACACGGCGCTGGAGAGGCTGGAAGCCAAGGGGATGATTTCGTCCTGGTGGACTGAGGGAACGGCCGAGCGCGGCGGAAGGCGGAAGCGGCTGTACCGGATCGAAGCGCCTGGTCAGTTGGCCGCCGAGAGGTTCGCAAGCCGGTTCCAGAGCGGCTTGGTGGCCGCGGGAGGCCTTTCGTGAGCCTCTTCTCGCGGCTGATGAACGGTAAGGATGGTGGTCGGGACAACACCGTCAGCGTCGATGCCATCACCCGTGTCTTTCTGACACATCTCGATGCAGACCATCTGAGAGCCTTCGACACAGCACTGTCTGCAGATCTTGGGAACCTGATATTGCTGGACAGCTTCGAGGAGAACGAGGGAAAGCCGGATGCTGTCGCCGCCGGTACGTTTATCCAAGTCAAGCATCACGGCCGCAGATCGTTGGCGCCTGGGAGCGGTTTCGCTCACCCCAACTTCCTCAGACCACGGCTCGTCCAGATTCCTCAACTTGGCGGATGCGAAATGCTGATCGCCCTCACCGCGCCGAAAGGCCGGATTGACGAGTATCTCGGCGACCACCATGAGGAGCTTGCGACGCTGGTAAAGACATTCGGCGCCACGAAGGGGGTGTGGATATGTCGCTATCGCCTCATCACCACCATGTTCCGCATGGTGCCTTCTATCGCGGTTCGTGCAATCCGCCTCTTCTACTCGACCGGTTGAGCGCTAAGTCGGGTCAGTCGGCGGCCAGTATCTCTGCACCAGGCGCCAATTCGTCCCAGCGAACTCCTGCAAGGCGTTGAACGCCGGGCCGCGGCCTTCCAGGACATCGTACTGCCGGTGCCCGATCGGCTGGCCGGCTTGGAACGAGGTTACGCGCCAGGTTGCGTCGCCGGACGGCTCCGGCGTCAACAGGATGGCATAGCCGGAATCCTTCTGGTGCTCGGCATAGAGGTAGCCTTGGCGGGCGTGGGTTTCGCGCAGGTGCGCCATCCGTGCACGGAATCGGGCCACCATCCGGTCGAAGGCGTCCTGGCTCATGCCGGATCGTCAGGCGCGTCGGAACCGCCGCCGTCTTCCTGAGGGCGACCAGGTTGCAGACCGAACAGATAATCAGTCCGCCGTTGCGCCTCCCTAGCGGCAGCAAAGATTGCACGATTATCCTCTCGGAGAATGCCCAACCAAGCAGCCAAGTAAGCTGAATGGTCGGTTCGGACTTCCGGCGTGATTTCCAATGACGCACAAAGGAACGCACTCGTTATCTCAGCATTCAGTTCCTCGATCCCATAAGCTTTGCTGCGCTTGTCACCGCCGAGAGGCTGGTTGAGACGGCTCGAATGGGCGCACCAATGGCCGAGTTCGTGGAGTTCCACGCTATGCCATGCCTCGCGGCTCGTAAACCGCTCATAGTCCGGCATGTGGATCTCATCGGTTGATGGCCGGTAGAAAGCCTGCGTGCCACCGTCGATGATCTTCGCGCCCGTGTTGGCAACGAAGCGCTTTACGGCTTCCAGCTTTTCCGGCTTCTCCATCAGCTTGATGGTTGGGCGTTGATAGAATGCGGCGGGCAGGCCGTCGATCTGCTGCGCGTTGAAGACCGTGTATCCCTTGAGGAACCACAGCTCCCGATCTTCCGTCTCGCCGGTATTCTTGTTTTCGACGGGCTTGATGAACGAATCGGCATAGACGACCAGTTCGCCCTTCTCGCCTTTGCGCACCTGGCCGCCGAGGCCCTTGGCTGATTTGTAGGTAAGCCAGTGGCCCAAGCCGTAGCCGTTCTCAATGGCGCCGACGAAAAGCACTAATTGGTTTATGCCCCGATATGCCTTGTTGTTGACCCGGAGGGGAATGGAGGGAGGGCCGCCAATCCACAATCGCTCACAGAGCGGGGCGCCAGCTTCAAGAAACTCGATGATTTTTGCCGTCACGCGGTCATACACGTCGGCCCTTTGGGTTTTGATCTCATTCATCGAACGAACGCCAGAACCCCTTCCCCCGCTTGGCCCTGTGGCCAGGGCGCACGCATCCGGTATGGATGCCCATTGCCTTCAGCTCGCGCCCGATCACTTCGCCACAAACGCCGATCTCTTGCTCGATGTACGAGAACGTCCGTCCCCTATGGCGCAGCGACTGGATCAATTCGACCTCATTGGGCAAAAGCGTCATGCGGCGGCAAATCTGCGCTTCGGCCAGCTTGCGCCGATGTTCTTCCCAGCGTGGATCGTTCTGAACGTAAGCCCTTTGGGAGGCGGAGAGCTTATCGCGCTGCGCCTGACTCATCGGAGCGCGCTTTCTGGGATTTTGGGCAACTTTCGCACTCATGGAGGCAACGCACATAGTCGAGAAAACTTAGATAAACAGCGAGCGGGGAAAGAGCGGCCATTGTACTGCGGACTTGCAGCTCGTACAAGGCGGCTTGAGGCGTCACGCCACGGGTTCGTCAACAGCCATGGAAATGCCAGCAGCAATGTCCGAATCGACGCAGACGTTGCCGCCTTGCTCGAATCGGATAATCAGCTTGATGAGGGAAAAGAGCGTGTTGGTGTTGTGGACGTTCAGGATATCGTCCGGCCCCACGCCGAGGCCATCCGCGACGAATTTGATATAATCGCCTGTCGGGTTTTCGTTTTCAGGCGCCCACCGGCTTATCATCAGGCGGACGGTCTTAAGGTTTTCCAGGTGCGCGTAGTTGTAGAATATTCTCGCGGCGGCGCGGATGCCATGTGGGATATCCACGAACTGCGCGAGGCGCCTTTCAGTATCGGAAGTTGGCTTTATCTGTCCCTGCCAAACTGTCCGCGTTTCCATGACATTGCATGGATTGTTCAACGTCATGCCGCGCGTCATAGGTGGGCCTCGATCCTGGCTTGCTTGAAGATTCTGTTTGCCAACGCTTTGTCGTGGAGTTGCACGGGAACAGGAACGCGGAGGCGCGGTTCTTCGCGGCCGAATATCATGTGACCGCCCTTGGGGCGAACCAGCTCGAAACCGTTCTTCTTGAGAGCGTCTGCGACCTTGTTGTAGAGGTCGTGGTTGCTCACGCGCCCTCTAGGTTGAGGCTTTCGCGCACGAGGCTGCCGCAGCTTGCAGCCGCGCCTCATAGGCCGCGCGTTGTTGCAGTTCGACCAGACTGGCCTTCACCTTATCGAATAGGCGGGAGTTTAGAGGAACGAGCGACGTTGCCCATGCCGGATGATCGACCTTCGGCATATCGCATGGCACCGGCACTTCGACGGTGACCGGCTTGTACACCGTCACTGGCGAGGCGCATGCGCCCAACAGGAGGAGGAGGAGGAGGGAGCGACCATTCATCGTTGTCCCCGCAGGTAAGCGTCCATCAGGCCGGTAGCTGCCTTGCAATCGTCACCCGCAGGTGCCTTGGCGGCTTCAAGCTTCGTCGCAGAGGCGTCCGCCACCCGCGCCGACTGATTGGCCGCGACGGCGACCGCCTTCAGCTTGTCCTGCAACGCGCCCAGCACCGCGTTTTGCTGCACGGCTTTGGATTTGAAATCGTCGTTGGCGTACTGGCAGCCAGCGAGGCCGCTTTGCGCCGTGGCGAGTTCGGCCTTCAGATGCGCGTTCGAGATCGACAGCCAGACGATGATCGCGATAATTATGATGGCAATTGCGGCGCCAATGCCTATGAGAACGCTATTCACCGTGCCCATCGCCACCCTCCGGTTCTGTTTTTGCTTTCATGCCGATCCCCGCGCCGCCGCCGCCTAAAATGCTGCCAGCGCCCACCCCATAGGTTTGAGGGTCAAAGGATGCGCCGTGCATAACGGCATGGATGGCAAGCGCTACGAACGATATACCGATAAGGGCGAACAGCACGCGGGCTATATCCCAGGTCTGATTGTCTTTGCCTGTCAGGCAATGGCGGATGAGTTCCATGGTTCACCCGACAACAGCGTTAATGAGCGGCATGCCGCCGATGAGAAGCGCACCGAGGCATAATTCGCCAATGGCGGGAGGCCCGTCGATCAGGTAGGCGTTGCCGAGCTTGACCTTGGCCGTGAAGGCATTCGGGTTGAACGTCGAGGATAGCCTTGGCAGCACATAGAACGCGATGAGGTAACCGCCGCTGGCCAGAAGGCCGAGTGGCGCGAACAGAAGCGGCCATGCGGCCTTTTCACTCCACGCCGTGATCCCGGATACGAGGAACGCAAGAACTCCATAGGAGCCTGACATCCATAGAACTGACCCAACGAGGGACGGCGGCCCGCCAAACCCCATGCGCTGGCCTTTGCTATGGAATGGATTGAGAAAGGTGACGAGCATCGCGCCGCCGAAGAACAGCGCGGTCGTGGCGTAGTGGAATGTCAGCACGCCAAGGAGAATCGATAGGGCGAGGCATACGCCGATCTTGAAAAAATGAGCTTCAGGAACATCGCTTCCTTCCCATCCTCCCCAGAAGCGGCGAAAGAACGCGCCGACGAAGATAAACACGACAGTTTCAATACCTGGCAGCATGGCAGACCTCAGTTGATGTGAATGACGGGAATTAAATAGTGGATGATCCAGTCGGCGGCCTTGGCGAGGGCAAGTAGACCGCCGATGATCCAGGCATAGCGCCGGTGCAAGTCGCCAACGTCGCCGCGCAAGTTATCCATTTTGGTACCAAGGTCGGAAACTGACTCCTTGACCTCGCCTATCTCGCGACCGATCCCCTCGAAGCGGCGGATATCCTCATCCACATGCGCTTCGAGGCGTGCGGCAGTGGCCGCGGCTTGAATGTGAGCTGATAGATATAATTGGTCGTAACTGCGGCGTTCAGGCGTTTCCTGCATCAACGAACCCGTTATGTGCCGGCAGGATAGGCCGGTTTTGCTGGCAACGTGCCAGGCGTGCCGGACGAGGCGCTGACAATCGCGCGCAGAGCCTGGCGGTAGGTTGCCCAGGCCGAAGGGACGGCCACCCCATTCTCGGCGCAGCGGAGGATGGTGATATCCGCCTTATCCAGCGCAGCTTGCGCCTGCGCCTGATAGGTGCCCCAGCTCTCCGCCGTGATGGCGCTGGCATAGCCAGAAAAGGCGTTTGTCAACTCGGTAGGGGTCGGCGTTTCGGCGAACAAGACCTCGCCAGACTGCGCCGTGTAGCCTGCATCGACCGTTCTGAACGAAAGCCCGTTGTTGAAATAGCATAATTGGTTGTCCATGTTCCCTCCTACAGATTCAGTTCAAAGCCGAGAGCATAGGTGGCGCTCCCTGACCCGTTGCTATTGGCGTAGTAGATGTTCGAGCTTTCGAGCAGAAGCTCGCCCATCATGGTGATGTTCGTGCCTGATCCCGGCCCGACATCGAAAGGTGGGGGATTCGTCGCCGTATTTGCTGCGCCGTAATTGCTGTTGGGCGCGATGATTGTCTGACCGTTATTGCTGGCGCTGACAAAGCAGAACTTGATCGTGCTGGCGATGGCTGTCGGCACATAGCTGCTAATGGCAAGAGAGGTATAAGTCGGCGTTGAAACGCTTCCTGAATTACCGGCGAACATCTGCGGCAAGGCGCTCAGGTTCGACCCCACCTGGTATTGCCATTTGCGGCCGATTTGCTTGAACCCGACGATATTCTTGCTTCCGTCGAGACGACACGCACCGCACAGCGCTTTGTAGGTATAGCTTCCGGGCATCGTCGGCGACGTAGCGGAAGCGGAGAGGAGGCCGCGTACGTTTGTGCCATCCGAAATCAGGTAGTAGTAGGCCCACGAACTGGCGGAGAAGCCGGACAATGCCACATCACAGCCATCGGCTCCCGTCGTGCCCGTGTTGATCGTGCGCGAGGGGCTAACAGCCTTGTATGTGCCGCCAGAGCCATTTTCCAGCGTGATTTCGTTCGCCAAGAGAGTCAGTGTGGTGTTGGAGGCCCATGCCGCCGCCAGGCCGGAGGCAGAGCCGGTCGTAGGTTGCGCGGTTCCGCTTATGGCTGCTTGGAGCGCGGCCATCGTGGCAAGTTGCGTCGTATTCGTTCCCGGCGAGGCCGTTGGCGCAGTTGGGACGCCGGTCATGGCAGGGCTTGCCAGAGGCGCAAGCGACGCCAATTTGTTCGAGATGAACGGAGCGCCTGCGGAGGCCGCGATGTTGCCAGACGTGATCGTGGTCTGCCCATTGGCGACGGTGACGACCCAGAGGCCGGTGTAGCCCGCGTCGGGCGTCGGCGTGACCTGTGTTCCGGTTGTGGCCGCCGTACCGGCCTTCACATTCAGCACGCACTGGCCCTGACGGATGGTATTCTGCGATACGCCGGTGTTGTTCGGGCCGTTGTAGGCGACGGACGGGTTGCTCGAATTGTAATAGGGAAGGACGGTTGATCCGCCATCGACCGACTCGAACTCGGCCTGAATGAGATAGTTGACCGAATAGCCGGATGTGGCAGGCGCGGGGCAGGAAAGAGCGACGGGCGAGAGATTTATGCCCTGCTTGACGATCTGGTCGGAGGTATCGGCGTTGATCGAGCCGTAAGCTGTGCCATCGACATTCTGGTAGGAATAGATCGAACCGGGCCCTATATCGACCTGGAGGGACGCGGGGCTCGTCGCGGTGCAAGCAAGCCCGTCAACGAGCGTGGACGTGCCGAGGACGGCCTGCGCAAGCATCCCCAAGGCGATCATCGTATTTTTGTTGGTCAGAAGCAGGTCAGTGTCCTGCGGCACCTGTCCAACGTAAACGATCTGTCTGTCCATGAATGCTCCTAGTTCGATAAACGTGTCCAGGCGGTTGTGCCTGCCGGTTTCGCTGCATCGACGCAGGCGAAAATGTCCGCGTCTGTGACGTAGCCTTGAATCATGCTCAGGCTGGCGTATTCGCCCTGGCTTGCCGTCGAGTAACCCCATGGCGTTGAGCCATAGCCCCCGATGTTCGGAATGCCGGAACCTGAAGGCCGATAGGCAATAATGAACGCCTGAGCCGGGAGCTTCTGCGACCCGTAACCGCCGGCCGAACCATAGCCGCAGATCGAGGCGCCGTAGGCTCCAGTATCCAGAGGCCGCGCAGGTTCAAAGATGATCGGCGCGCGCCCGGTAAGCGCCACAAGGCAATTGACCATCCCCTGCCGCGTCGTGCGGGTCAGAAGCAGGTTCGCCTGAATGCGCGCGCGATAGGCCGCGTCGGTTTCTTGCTGGCGGCGCGGCAGCCTCCCGCCAAAATAGTCCCACCCGATGAGGTCGAGGAAACCATCCGTCGCTGTCGCTATGCGAGTCTGGTTCTGCGCGTACTGGATCAGCGAATAGACCAGAGACAGCGCCCATGCGCAGCCTGAAACCAGCGCATCCTTGACCGGCGAGCTATCGTTAAACCACTTTTGCGGCAGGAGCGCCTTGATCCGGCTTTCGCAGTCGGCTTGATCCCCGATGGCCATGTCAGATCACGCGACGGTAATTGTGCCCGCGCGAATCGTTTGCTGATTCGTGGCGGTAAGATCCGAGGTTCCGCTGTTGAGCGTGATCGATGTAGCGTTTGTCACTCCGGGAATGCTGTAGGCGACCGCAGCAAGCTGCGAATAGGGCAGTGTGGTGCCTATCGTGAGGCCATTGATGAAATTCTGTAGTGCCGTTCCAACCTGGCCGACAACCGTGGGGTGATCGTACCCGCTCGCCGTTGTGAGCGTCATGTTGACGTTCGCGGTGACGACGTTTGGACCAAACACGGCATAACGTATGCCAAGACCGCGCACGGCTTCGACGGCAGACCCTACGCTGTTCAGCAGATCGGATGATGGATCGCCACTTCCATCGTCTATGACCAGGTAGAAAAATCCTGGATCGTATGTATTGTTGTAGTCGTAGTTTTCCGTGATCGTGTAGCGGAGATTCGCTTCGACGCTCAGGATGGCGGAAGCTATCGCCAGTTTCGTCGCTTTTGACAGCGCCTGAAGCCAGAGCGGAAACCGTGTTTTGTAAGAAGGATCGGCCTCGACATCGATACCGTTGATGAACGCGCTGGCGTTCGTCACCGTATCAATGCCCGGAATCCCCTGCCCCATCGAGGTGATGGTTCCGCCGGCTACATTGCCCTGCGTTCCGGCGTTCACCGCTACCACGGTGACGGTGACGCTTGACGTGTTGATAGGCAGCACATAGCCGCCCAGCGATTCGCTATAGGCCGGGTTCGTCGGGTCCGTCTCGACCGTGAAGCTTTGGGTTCCGTCCGCGGTCTGGACGACCGAGCCGAAGGGAACGACGGCTTGAGCAGTTGCGGTGAAGCGATAGAAGGTGACCTGGCCGGAAGCGAATGCCGAAAGCAGGCGAACATAGCCGAAATCAGCGCCCCAGCTATCCGCATCGGAGCCGGAGCTTGTGGCGAAGCGCGTGAGCGTCAGAACATAGGTGACGAGGCCCTGCAGCCAGAGAATGACGCCGGACACGGCTTCGACCAGCGCGCGCAGTACGGAGCCGACCGAGAGATTGATAAGCTTGCTCGATCCGGCCTGTATCGCCGCGACGGTGTTCCGCACCAGCGACGTGAAATCATAAGTCTGAAGGCTAGCCATCTAAAACCTAGGCGTTGACGCTGAAACTCAAAGTGACGGGTTGCCCCGAATCCGCTTCGGTGTACTGAATATTGACAAACATCCCGTTCGGAATGGACGAAACATCGACCACCGGCGGCGGATCGCGTACGACCGAATCCTCAAGGAAAATCTGCGCCGTGATGATGGCTTTGACCGTATCCACGTTGATCGGCTCGCCGATCATGGCGGGCAGCCCGGCCCCATAGTCGGGATGCCAGATATAATCGCCCGGATTCGTGAGAAGCCGACGCAAAACGCGCTGTTCGCTCAGGAGAAGGCTATCGACAACGAGCAAATCCCCATTGGCGCTTACATCGATATCATCGCCCCAGGTCTGGGATACGTCACTCAATCAATCCCCGATTTCCGGCGGGCTGATGTTGTTCGACGCCCCCGCCACCTCGCCAATCTGGTATGTGTCGATCTTTGTCGGGAGCCATGCTTGGCCATGCCCATTCACGTCGAAGCGGTATTCGTCCGTCGCGTGAACCTGAATTTTCTCCGCCGCGAGCCGGAGCGTTCCGTTCGGCGCGTTCAGCGTCATATTCGTGTTGGCGTTGACCGTGACTGTCCCGTCGTTGGTGAACTTCAAGGAGCTTCCCGACTGGTGGACGAGCCAGAACTCGCCGGACGGAACCGCCAGAGGCACCGTCTTCGTGCTGTAGAACCGATTGACGATGAAAGCGGCTTCCTTGCTGCCTTGCTGGAAATGCACCTCGACCACATCGCCGATATTCGGTGGCGCGTACAGACCCCATCCGTTCCCGACCCATGCCGAGGTGACCGGGAGGTACCCGGTCAAGATGCCTTCGGGCTGAAGCTGGACGCGTGCGGCGTAATGCGCCGGATCGTAATTCGTGACGATGCCCGTCTTTGCCTGCGTCACATGCGCGAGCGCTCGGAGCGCTTCAAGGCGCATGATGTTCCGGAGTCTGTCGATCATTCGGTGCTTTGCGTGCTGTGGTTCTTCGCCCTGAACTCCATGCGGTAACCATGTTCAAAAGAGATATGCCGCGTCACCGTGTCCACGAAATACACCTGATCCCACTGTGTGCCGGTGCCGACGAGCTTCATAAGCGAGCGGTGCGTCAGGAGGTTATCCCCCGGCAGGCTCCCGCTGATGATCCGCTCATGTCGCGTGATTTCTTCGGCCTTGGCGTTGGCATATTGAGTCGCCTGCGCTTGGTTCAGGTTCGGCGGGTAGAAGGTATAGGTCTGCGCCGCGCCCCCGGCTCTTTGGTTCTTGTTCGCCTGGACGCGCTTGGCCGTCGCGGTGATTTTCGTTTCCTGCGCCTGGTTCCAGCTTATGACCCTGACGATGACATCCTTGCCGAGCGTTTCGCTGCGGTGCAGATGCGCATCCTCGAAATTCGCGCTGTAACCCCCTTGGCCACCGGCATTCCACCGCAGGATGTACGGGTCGGTCGTCAATGGCACCGGAGGCAGGAAGTACAGGGTTTTCCCCTGTACCCACATGTCATAGTTTTCCTGTTGGGCGAGCAGCGCGAGCAAGTCCCATTCGGATTGCGCGTGCGTCAGCTGATTGTAATACAACTCATAATAAGCGCCGACCTTGTTTGTCGTCGGCGTCACCTGCGCTTGCAGGCCATGCGCCTTGGCGAGGGTCTGCACGATCTGGCTTGCGGTCTGATCCTGATAGGATTGGGGCGTTAGCCCGGCAGCATCCGGCTTTGTGTCCAGAAATTGCGCCGATAAATCCCTTCCCTCCAGCGTGATCGTCTGGGTTACCAGATCAACGTCGATTTCATCGACCTGCCCGTAAATGAGCGAGGTCGATTGCGCCGCGCCCGTCGCCAAATCCTTGAAGCCCGCGAATATCTCGACGTTATCTCCGGCCGACCCGTCCCAATAGTTGAGGCCGAGATTGGACGGCAGCCCGTTGATCGCCGCCTTCAGCCGGAAGGTATCCGCCGAAAAGTGGCTGGCGTTCGTGACCTCGATTTCCGTGACGCCCGTCAGGGGAATGGTATCGTTGACCTGGACGTTGAATGTCGATTGCCTGACCTGAGGCGCGGATTGTTGCTGGTCGCTAAAGAGCAAGCACGCCCCCGGTAAGGGTCGGATTCACCGAAGGTATTTGCAGGGTGACGATACCGGTAATCACCGGATCAAGCAGGTTATTCGCCTGAGCGATCCGCGACCATTGAGTTGCATCCCCCAGATATTGCAGGGCCACATGGTAGAGATCGCCGCCGGCGACTGTGACGGTGCGCATCCTATGACCCTCCCTGCCCTACGTTGACCGCCATGCGCCCCAGATAGGCTTGCGCCTGCGAGAGCAGCCCCAATTGGCTGAAGGCCGACGCTTGCGCCGTGAGCGAGCTTATGAGGCTCGCAGGGGCCGCCCCAGCGACCGCCCCCGCCACATTGCCGGAGGCTTCCACCACCCCATTCAGAAGGCTTTGCTGACCCGTGACAGCCCCCTGTGCGAGGTCGATGGCTGAAAGAGCGCCGGAGGTGACGGAGGATGCCGCCCCCTCGAAGGTCTGGACGGCGCTTACCGCCGAGGTGACTCCCGACACCGCCGAGGTAATGCCGGGGATGTTGATCTGCGCGCCGATCTGCACGACCTGGTTCAGATCCGTGGTGATCGCCGCATCAAGGCCGAGCAACGCCGTCAGGATCGGGCTGGTCAGGTCTTGGACGACCTGACAGGTGATCGAATAAGGTATCTCGTATTGCTGCTCGAAATCGGCGTGGAACGCCTTGACCAGCACGTTGTAGCGGAAGGTTGACCACGCCAGAACCATCGGCTGGCCCTGAACACGGGTGAAATCAGCCAGCCGCGCGCGGACTTCGGCCGCACTCCCCCGGAACCGGCCCGACCATTTGATGTCCGCGTCGTCCCGCCCCATGGCGTCAATAACGCGCGAACCGCCCACCAGCTTGTGGACGACAAGCATTTGCTCGCCGCCGACGTTGATCCGCTCCGGCACCTCAAAATCAGCGAAGAGCAGCGGGCCGAGGGTGAGAACGACAGCCATCAGAACCCCGTCGCTAGCGGAGTAGCCCGCAGATCGAAGTTATTGCCGGAGGCAGGTGCCTTCGCTAGCCCGTCAAGCTGATAGCGCGTCGTGCTTTGGGCGATGGCACGGCCATCAAGATTTGTCTGGTGCTGGATGACAACGGCCTGGCTAGCGGCTGATGTCGGTACGGTTGATCCGCCACCCGTAGCCCAGTTATATCCGGCCCTCACGCCTGCCGCGGCCTTTGCGCCGAGCCATTCGGGTGCGCTTAGTATCTTGGCGATACCCTCGACAACGACGCTGAATCCCTTGAGAGCGATCGTTGCTTCCGGCATCAACGCTTCACCAAGTTGCGTGAAGGCTTTGCTCAAATCTGACTCGGCTTGGTGAAATTGCACCAACGGCGAGTTGGCATATTGGCCGCGCAGAGCTTCCGGTGTCGGAGCGCCGCGCAGTCCCTGGGTCAATCCAAGCAGATTCTTCATCACCGCCGGGTCGGTATAGATAGATGCTGCGCGCGCCCCCTGTTGCCCGAAGGCCGCAACGTAAGCGGACATGCGCTGCGGAGGCGACATGGAACCGGCGTGTTCCGCCATGATCTGCAGAAATTCTATTGGGTCATTGGTGGCGAATTTGCCGCCTTCGACAAGGCCAAGCGCCTCAAGCGCATGCAGCCTTTCCTTTTGCCGTTTCCCGGTCAGGTCTGCGGTGAACGGGGACTGGAACATCCGCGCCAGCCAGGTGCCGGCCTTCGTGTTCAGCCCCATCTGCGAGCCGACCGTACCCAAAGCCATGAGTTCAGACGGATCCATGCCGAGCCCTGCCGTCAGCAGGGGCAGATAGTAGCTCGACGCCCGCGCCATCTGCGCGAGGCTTTGCGGCGAGGCCATCGACAGCTTGGCGAACGCGCCAAGGAGCGGTTCGATCTGCTCAGGCGAGTAGGCCCTGAGCTGGTGCGCCAGCGCGATACCAGCCTCCGCCGCTTCCTGCATGGTTGTCCCATGCTTGCCGAGCACTTCCGCTCCGGCAAAATTCATAATCGACGGCAGAAGCGCGAGGCGTTGGTCTGGCGTCAGGGGAGCAAGCGCGCGCATCGCCTGAAGCGCCGCGTCTTCCGTATCGCCCATCGACACGCCGTAGCCGGTCGAAGTGCTGAAGACCGACCGCTGAATCCCGGCAGCAACCTGAGACGCCATATAATTCGGCCCGACCGGCAGGCCCATGGCAATCATGGCGCGGGCGATCATGTCTTCCATCGACATGCCGCCCTTGAGGGCTTCATAGCCCGTGGCTATCGCAATGAGCGGGCCAGGTCTTGATAAGGCAGCGAGCAGGCCACCACCACCATGCCGTGCACCGCCTCCCGCGCCTGCGGCAGCGTTCATGGTCACCAGCTTCGCCCGCACTCCGTCGATTTCGACCGAGGCGTATTTGAAGGCGTCGCCCATTGCCGTAGCGCTGGCTGATACAGCCATCGTCGCCGATGCACCGAAATCGAGCGTCTTGAGTGTGGCGCTCAGCGCCTTCGCTGCGTCGTTCGCTTCGAGAAACTGGCCCGTCATCTTCGCCAGTTCGGCGCTGACCAGGTTGTTCAGGGCGAAGGTGACGCCAACTCTATAGGCTTCCATGCTCGCTCCCTATTTCGTTTCCGTCAGGCCAGCGAGGTAAAGCTCCATCTCCTTGCCCAATTCCGCTGTCAGCTTCGGCGCTTGCTCGAAAGCCGCGCCGCCGAGGAACGACCGTGGCGGGATGTTCTTCGTTCCCAATTCCTGATATTCGGCTATCGGGTCATCGGAACCGATTTCAACAACTGGCGGTTCGACACGATGCGTGATCGACGCGCGAAGCTCGCCGGTGCGCAGCAGGGGCTCATCCGGCGCGTAACCCTTGCGCTCGCGTTCGTCCTGTGTCCCTTCGGTTAGGGGTGCCCATGCTTCAAACGGCCCGGCTTCCGCCTGATAGTCCCCGATCTTGTCCTTTGCTGCGTTCTCGACCGTGACGCCTATTGTTTCGAGCATCGCCAGTTCGAGGGCTGGCATCCCCGCGACCAAACCATCAAGGTGTTTCGCAAATCCGTCCAGCGTAAATTCCTTCATGTGCGCTCTTTCCAGCGCCACGCGCTAAAGTCCCACTGATTCCCTTCCATTTTTCCAAGGATGATTTCGTAAGCCGACCGCTCGATGTCATCGAGGCTGAACGCCACGTCGTAAGGCACCCCGTTTTTGACAAGCCAAAGACAGGAGACAAGAAGAGGGTGCTCTACCCGTTTTTTACTTTGTCCCGGATATCTTCAACGGGAGGCATGAAGTTCTTAGCTATCGCCTTGGCGACAGAGGCCAGCCCATCATCGTCGAGCCTTTGCACAAGCCCTTCGAGAGCAAGCTTTGACGTAGGGCGCGGCACGTCCTCGCCATCGATTTTTACAGCCGCGTAGGCGAGCGTGGCATAGCCGAGATAGGCTTCGTTCTTCACGTTATCCGGTCCGATGAGTTCAAACAGGCGCATGCGATCCAGAGCGCCGATTTTTTTGACGGTGATCTGCCTGCCCTTTGCATCCGTGACCATGACCGTCGCATTGGCGGCGTTCACCACGGCCTCAGTCGGGGTTTCGGCCTTCGGGCCGAGCGTGACTTTTGCCATGTTATGCCACCTTGATGCGGCGTTCGGCGCGGAACATAACGCTCTGCTGCACCTGCTTGTCCCCGGCGTAATCACCGGCTTTCGTCAGCTTCAGGGTGACACCCGTGTAGCGCCATTGCGTGATGGAACTGTCCGCTTCGCTGATCGTCTCATAGATCGTGCCAGAGCTTATGGGGTTCTGGTTGTAATAGTCGTCCTCATACTGGGCGAAGTAGTTATCCAGCGTGGGGTCGAAGCGCTCGATATCGAACGACCCCTCCCAGCAATCGGGTATCACCCCATGGCGCGTGGTGCCATCCAGCATCTTCGCCTTGAGGTCGGTATAGGCCGGATTCGCGTTGAAGTTGGTAATGTTGGCCGTGACAGGCAACGTACCGCCTGGCGTCTGGATGGACAGCGTAATGTCGCGGCCTGTGGTAAATCCGTTCACTGACATGACTTAGGCTCCGATCTTATTGTGAAAGCGTGTTGGCGAGGCGGACGGAGACCGTCTGGCCGCCTTCCAGATTGATGATGAAAAACCAGACAATGCTGAGATACTTCACCTGCACGTCGGCCTGCATGTAACCAAGCGCCACCTGACTATCCGGGTTATCCGTGGCATCGAGCGTGACGGAGAAAGCAGGCCCCCCGTTCACATTCCCGATCATCCCTTCGTCTTCAAGGTTGGCGAGGAAGAAATCGATCGCCGCCTTACAGTCATTGCGGAGGGTCGTGGTCTGCGGCTGGCCGATGACAAAACCGAACGCCGACGCCAGAGTCAGCGCCAGGTAGTTCGTCATGCGCGTGTAGTTGTCGCCGTTGCGCGTCGGGTCGGAGGACGAATTGCGCCCCGTCCGGCAGCCAAAATACGACCCGCCGGGGCATGGGTTGGTGATGACATCGAGGCGGGAGGTGGCGACTGCGCCGATCTCCGCCGTACTGTAGGGCTGGTTTTGCAGCGCGCGCTGCGTGCCGATAATGGCGGGAAGCTGCTTGTTCAGGGTAGAGAGCTGCGGAGAAAGGTTCGCAAGCTCGGCGGCGACCCATGTGGCCGGAGCCATAAGGCGCTGCACGCCGTTGACGTTGTCCTGCCAGTAAATCCAGTCGCCCACCATCGTCTTGATGGATGGATCGTCCACGCCTGCCGTGGAGAGGGATGTGGCCACCGTGCTGTACGATGCGCCCGCCGGCCCCTGGCAAGGGACATACATGCCTTCCGCATCGGCGAAGGCGGCGATGTTCGGCCACTGGCTTGAGGTTGTCAGGTCGATCAGGTTCAGGACTTGAGCACCGGAACCCCGCAGGCAATACATGCCGGTGCGCGAGGCGGCGGCAACGTTGTCGGTGCCGACCAGGGTGGTGTCCGTCACCCCTGAGGCGCCGTCGAGGCCGCCGGAAAAGGTGAAACTGGTGGAGGTGTTGGGAACATTGGTGCTGCTGCCGATCGTGGCGACGACGAGCTGCGAGGGGCCGCGGAATCCGCTCTGGCCGTTGTTCACCGCGCTGACCAGGTTCGTCCAGAAGGTCGAACCGGAGCCGGGGATATTGTCATATACCTCGGAGGTGTAGCCGGGGCGGTTGATCGTCAGCTTGTAGGTGCTGGCGGCCGTGCCGGTCGTGATCGCCGCCGAGAGGCCGTTACCGACGATGCCGGTGTAGATCGTGGTAAGCGTCGCGCCGGTGACGGGGGAACCCTGCGTGTCCTTCAGCGCGCATGTTGCAGCCGCATCCGTGCCATCCGTAACGCGCACGGCGCGGATGTTGTTTGCCCCCACCTGCGCCGATATGGCGATGGCCGAAGCCAGGTCATATTTACGAACCGTGACCGAGCCGAAGGTATCGCCCTGCGCAAGGATCGGGCTATCGACCGGCCCCCATGAACCAACGCCGGCCAGGCCGAGAATGTCGGTCGGAACGCCATTGATGTAGAGGGTCTGGGGAGGGACTTTCTGGATATACAAGTCAGGCGCTTGAAGGGCAGTCGTGTTGAGGGCGCCGAGGTCATAAATGGGCATTGCTTAAACTCCTGTGTGAAATCGGGATGGCCGTTATTCCTGCGGCGCCGGCTCTTCCGTTTTGACGACACTGCGGGCGTTCTCGCCTTCAAGAACCCTGGCGATTTCAGTCGGATCGGTAATCTTGTGGCCGCGCGGATAGTCGCCAAAGGCGTGAATGACGGTCAGGACTTGCATGACAGGCTCCTTCAAAAATAAGTCGTGTTGATCGGCGTGCTTGAATCGGTGATGACCCCGGCCGTGACACTGACGGACGGGATGATGACTTGCGCGAGTTGGCTGACCTCTGTCGTGGCAAATTCCACGGCGTATTTCAGGTCGCGCCGGTAGAGCGTTTCCTTTTGTAGTGCGTCGGTCTGCGGCGATCCCCGGTAGCGGATCCTCGCCTTGAAACTGTCCGGCATCGTCAGGAAGGTCTGGCTTGCCAGCGCCACGTCGGCAGCGCCGGCGAGTGCATCCCGGTGCGCGGGCGTGTCCGCCCACACCGTGACGGTGAATATCCGTTCCTGCCGCTTCCATTCGGTCGCGACCGTCCCGAAGCCCCCCGCCCTCGCCGCTCCGATGAAGCCCGTAGGGCCTATGGTGATTGCCGCGCCTGTAGCGGAGGTGCCGGAGACATGGGTCGCCACAAGCGCGGCCAGCGCCGCCGCGATCGTGTCCAGCGTGTCATTGGCCTGAACGGCGTGAGCGTAGGACTTCCCGTTCACCAGGAGCATGACGTTCTGGGGGGTGGATACCGTGCCGCCTACCGTGACCACCTGCCCCGCCACGGAGAGCGTCAGGGAAGGTGCTGGATTGGCCGTCACCTGCTGCGAAACCGGAAAGCGCGTGGTATTGCGCTCATCCCGCCCTGCAAAGACGGTGACATGGCATTTTTCGGCCGCCAGATCGGCGGTCAGCGTGTCGCTGTCCGGCCATCCGGGGTAGATCACGACCGGAACACCGGCCACCGAAGCCTGACCCGTGCCGTTCGGGTAGATCGCGGCTGAAACCAGCGTGACGATGGCGCTTTGAACGTCCGATACATCAGCCATGGTCAGCAACTCTTGAAAACGCCGTCAGTGAGATAGCCGTGCCATTTGCATGGCGATGTTTTCTGAATGCTTGGCTTCATCGTCGGCTTATCTTTATCTCCGTTCCACTCCCACGATGGACTTTCTTGCCGCATTGCTGAGCGAACAGACAGGAATCCAACAACCCTGCAACCGCACGGGCACACATAGAAACAACCAGCCACCTCATCGCTGTTGTACCAGTTGCTCCACGAGATAGTGCCAGGTGCTTGATTGCTCAGAAAATGCTGGCCATCCGGCGATGCTTCCTTATCGTCTATTTCATCGACTACGATTACGGATAGATTACTCATCACGGCACCGCGGTCATGAGGGTGCACCGCCAGCCGAGACCGGTCAGCTCCGGCGAGCTGATGACGTACCGCCGCCCAAGATCATCGGTGACAATGTCGTTGAACTGAAGATCGACGCCGGAGAAATAGGGCAGCAGCATCACCCACCAGGGCGCGCGTACGTCGCCTGGCAGGTTCACTTCCGCCTTCTCGCCCTTCGTCCCTTGCAGGATCGAACAGGGCCAGCCGGTCATCACCGCCGTTTCGTTCGCCGCCGTGTTGCCGCCGTAGCCTTGAGCGCCCACGCCGGTCTGAATCTGGGGCCGCAGCACGGTCACTGTCCGCTCGCATTTGACGGCCAGAATGGGCAGAAGCGGCTGCATGGCCGCGATGAAGAAAGTCCCCGCCGGTCCAATCAGGTAATCACCGACTGCGGTCTGCGTGCCGTCGATCAGGCAATACCATGTGGCCTTCGCGTAGCCGCGCGGCTTGCTGTAGGTCATGTCCTCGGCGTTGAAGGATGCCGGGAGCGTGGTGACCAGGTTCCCGCTCGCCGTCGGATTGCTGGCCGAGGCCGCGCGATAGAGGCTACAGGTTTGCCCTATGAAGGAGGCCGCTTTCGCATAACCCGCATAAGTGCGCTCTTGGATTGTCGCGCCGTTCATTGCTGCAATCTCAATTCCGACTTTCTTCGCTTCGGCACTGGCAAACCGAGTATGTCCAGTACCGACTCGTGATCCCGTATGCGTCTGCAAACCGTCCCGACATTCATTTCGAGTTGCGCGGCGATGGTTTCATATTTATCACCAGCCAGAAACCTGTCGTAAACGTCCTTGTTGAGCATTACTTTTTCTCGAAAATGCCTGACGCTCATCGGTTACCTTATAAGTTGCGGCGATAACCCGGCCTGCTTCAGCGCACGCTGCGCAAGGTTACGATCGTTCAAATTGACCGAAACAACGACGGAAGCCTTCCGATCCGGCGACTTCCACACCACATGGCTTCCATGCCGGTGCCGCGCAACTTCCCAATCAGCTTGCTTCAAAAGCTCGCTGACGGCCCGCGCGTATCCCTGCATATCACTGCGCAAACACCGGCGAGCACGTCCATCCGGTTTGATCGAATGGCGTTGTCCCATCCGGCGGCGTTCCCGCGATGCGGATAAACCAGCCGGTATCCGGCGTCATCACCGGAACCAGAATTTGATCTCCCGTGTCGGGGTCGGTTTCCGTGGTCGTGCCGGTTTGCTGCGCCACGCTGATGTTAGGGATGCAAAGGCTTTCATTCCAGCCGTTCGCGGCACTGTAAAGCTGCGGCAGCGCGGCTTGGGCGGTAGGTTCATCGGTGAATTGCAGAAGGTAGTCCATACTAGGTAGTCCTTGCGGCGAGCGTGGCGTTGGGGAGGCGCGTGGGGAAGATGGCGACGCGGGAGACGAGCATGTTCATGTTCGCCCCAGATGCTGCGCTCGCGGCGAGTCCGCCTTCGGTGAGTGTAGGGAAGGTACCGCTGCTGGCCGTCCCTTGCAATGAGCCGCCGATATAACCAACGTAGTCTCCCGTTTGCCCCGCGAACGCCATCTTCGTCAAAGCGCCTTGCGTAAAAGAGGCGCTCCCAGCGTTCACGTTGAGCGTTCCTCCCTGCTTGCTTTGGAAGCGAACAGTCCCAGAGCTATTTGAAAGCATGTTGAAGTTATTGTTGGATGTTCCATCGTCCGAATTGAAAATACCTGCTGCTGTAGCTGTGGGAGCAAGACAAGTGGCGGCCACAAATGCGGTCATCGCGCCGGAGATTGCGGGGAACGAGGTGAACAGCACCGAGTCGCTTGCACGGGTCGCCGAACTTCCGGTTGTCGGAATAGGCGATGTTGCGAAACTCGACGCCTCGTACTGCGCGTTCCACAGGTAGACCGTATTGCCTACTGTTGAAGGATTCTGCCCGATGATGAATTTCGGGGTGGTGTTGGTGGTCGTTTTCGTCACCGTACAAAGATACCAACCATTTCCTACGTACTTAATTGTTCCTGTTGGCGAGCCGACCGCGCTTCCGTTGATGGTTGCGGTTCCTGCCCCAGAGAGCGTGAATGTGTAGTCAGTGGTCGCCCCCGAAGAACCTCGAAGTTCGATCGTGAGTGATGTGCTATTTCCAGCTTTTGCAAACACCGACCCTGTATAGACGGTCGCATTGACGGCTGTGATTGCCTGAAACACGGAAGGATAGCCTGTACTCCCCGAAGTCCACAGGTTGCCCGTGAGCGTTCCATCGGGCGCTGTAATCTGTGCGGCAAGAGGCGTTGCGCTCGCTGCTGTCCACACAGCATTCGTCAAGTCGGTCGAATGGAGGCAGAGATTCGTACTTGTGTTTTCCAGCGTGAGTCCTGCATTCGTGATGCGGAGTACATTATTGGCGAATGGCCCGTAGTTACCCGACAAGTCAGCCGCGTAGCCCACAGAGGCGCGGGTGCAGGACAGGATGCTCGACGGGGCCGAGCCGACGCCTTGCTGATAATAGCGGCCATTGGCGAAGTCGAGGTCGAGTGACGCGCCGCTGAAGGGAAATCCCGAACCCCGCTGCGAAATTGCCAGGCTTAGGGGGGACGAAAGATGCATCAGAATAGAGCGACGATATCGGTCGCGGTCGTGTTGGTGTTCATCACGAACTGAACCTGGATTGGCAGAACGCTTCCCGACGCGACGTTTTTAAGCGTCACCGCTGTGGAATCATCACGCAGCATAACGGCCACATTGCCGCCTGTGCCGACGAAGAGGCCGCGCGTCGATCTCCCGTCGCTGCTGACAGTAGCTGTGTCCGACGGCGTGACGGTAAGCGCGTGAACGGCTGGCGCGGTATGCGCAGCAACAATGCCTTGAGACATAAAATCACCTATTTGGATGAGCGAAAATGTTGATCTGCGACGGAATACCTACGCCCTTACGAGGCGGTTCTGGTTGGCCAAACCCCGGCCAGGTGAAAAGCCGAGGAAATTGCAGAGATCGAGCCGAAGCTGGTTGAACAGTTCTCGCCGGTCGCTCACTTCCTGCTTGTTGTGCGTCCAGACCGCGGCCTTGTCGGTATCAAGATTAGCTGCTGCGCTCTGGATTTCATCCTCGCGGAGATAAAGATTGGCGAGGTAGTAGGTTACGAGCGTGTTCTCTTCTTCTGCCGCCAGATTTGCCAGCCGGTAATCGAGCGACAAGCTTGCCAGCGTTACGTCGGAATAATACGGCTCACGATAGGCAGTTGAGGTCGTGTTGCCAGTGACGCTGACGCCGCAATACCGTCTTACGTCAACAACCTGCTGATTGGTGAGCGTCATAGATTAGGCGTGCTTCCAACCGTTTTTATTGTGATCGTGGACCGTGGTCGGGTGCGCGTGAATAATCTTGTCGCCCCTGACCATCTTGACGAGGCCCTCCGTCGATGCGGCAACAGGCTTGGACTCATCGTCCTTCTTCGCCATCGCGGTCTCCTTGGGTTGATCGTCTTGCGTTTCAGTGCCGTCGTCTTCTACTCGATCCTTCTTCGCCATCGCGGTCTCCTTGGTAGGGAAGTCGCGAACGCTGCTGCGCTCACGTCTTAATCAATAACCCCACAGGAGCCTTTTGAGGGGCGAGTCCTGCGGGGAGTAATTGATTTCTTGCTTGTGGTGCTGATTAGCCCATCAAGATCGCAATGTTGTTCGGCTTGATGGCTGTTACGCCCCAAGCAAGCGCAACATAATAGACCAACTGGCGGTACTGTTTGTACATCGAGATTTCAAAACTGATGCCCGACACGGGATCAGTGATCATCACGACATCTTCAGCTAGATCGCTTGGCTTACCGTTTTCATCTTCCGGCATCGCGGGAGCGCGGGTGATGAGCTGGATGGCCGACCGTGTGAAGCCGACATTCGGCGTGTAGTTTGCGCCGATTGTCATGGCGTTGGCGGTCGGAACGTCGATCAGCGTACCAGGTGCGCCGATCGCGATCGTGCCCGCAGCCGCTACGCCAGCGTTCACGACGAACTTATTGGTCGTGTCCGCAGCGAACGTAACCACGTCACCGCCCAGAACTGTGCCGGAACCCGTGACGAGGGCAATCGAGCTTGTGCCGGCGGGTGAATCGCCCGATGTCACATAGCTTGTGCCAGTGCCCTTCGTGACTTGCTGGATGGAATTGCTGTTGTGCAGCATGAAGCCATCGAGCGGGATATCCGTCAGTTGGCCGGTACGACGGAAAGCGTTCGAACCTTCTTCGTTCGCTTTCAACAGGATCGTCTGGACGCCGCGAAGGTTGGCAACCGCAGCAGACCCGAGAACCATATGCAGGTCGCTTTGCGGGCAGCCGTTGTCGTCAAGGATCTTCCGAAGCTGCGCAGCGCCGGACAAGTCGCCTGCGGTGCCGAACGGAGCCGTGCCAGCCGTGCCATAAGCGCGAGATGCACCCTGATAGGCCCCCTGGAAGCACGAGGTTTCGACCAGGTTGGCCAGCGTGCGGAAGCCTTGGGCGAACTGATCGCGCAGAACCCGCGAATAGGTCCCATTCGTCTTCATGCCCTTCTGCTGTTCGCCGCTCCAACGGATCGGGACCATCTTGCTGTTCTGAATGGTCATAGCCACGTTGCCGATGGTCTGATCGCCGGTATCCGGCGGAATCACACCGGGGGTAACATTCTGCGCAGCCTGAGCCTGCGTGACGGGCACGAGGATCTGCTGGTTCAATGCGGCGCGTTCAGACGACGTGTCCCTGGCGACGGAAGGAATGAAACCAGTCATCTCGCGCGAGACAACGTCCAGCGCTTCATAAAGTGTAGGGATGAGGGAGGTTAACGTATTGCTCAAAGTAGCACCTATTTTAAGGGTTGAGGGGGAGGTTGAGACGGCGAGCCATCCGGGTCAGACTCCGATCCCCATCCAGGTCTCGGACTTGGCGCAGCGGTGAGCCGCGCCAGTAAATTCAATGCTTCAATCGACGATCGTGGTGTCTTTGACGGCCGCGACCTTCGCCGCGGGATCAAGTCCATCGAACTGCGCCCGCGTCATCGTCTTCTTTCCGCCGGCGCCGGAGGACGAACCGCCAGCACCGCCGCCAGAAGCGTTTGAACCCTTCAGGATGTTGTCCCGATAGGGGTACTGCTCGACGAGCGTTTCGAGGGCTTCATCGAAGTCGGCTATTTCGCCGGGCCGCGCGCGGCTGAAGATGCGATTGCCTGACGCATCCTTGGCGACGATCTTGTTGCCTTCCTCGACGGTAAATGACCCGCCAAACCGCGCTTGAGCGAGGTCGGACGGTATCGCGAGCTTGTCGGCGATGAACTTGGAGCGGCTGAATGAGCCGCCAACAATTTCCTTATGCAGCGAATCCCGTAGGCCATCGCGTTCAGTGACGACGGGCTTGTATTTCTCTTCGACTGCCTTGAGCTGATCATCGAAAGCCTTTTTGGCTTCCGCCTTGATCTCATCGACCTTGCCGGCATCGATCAGCTTCTTGGTATCGAGGTTCTTGACGATGTTGAGCGCTTCGAGTGCCTTAGTGGGATCTTCGATACCCTCGAATGTCTTGGCTTTGGCCTCGGCGGCTTCGGCCCGTTCCCTGTGACCTTTGGCTTCGCCGTTCAACCGGGAGATTGTCGCCAATGTCGCCGGATAATCGAACGCGATAGTTTTCCCGTCATCCGCAATATAAACTGGCTTGCCGTCTTGAACGACAACATTGCCCTTTTCATCAAGGTGGAGCTTCATTGTAGGCTACTCTCTCCGGCTATCCAGCCGGCTTATGGGGCATCCGCCCCTTGGCGCTGCGCGGCACCTGCCTTGCAGCAATAAATTTACGGCTTCACGGTCACCTGGGTCGTTTCCACGGGTGCGTCCGCTTTAGCGCGTTTGATTTCCTCTTCGACTTCAATATCCGGGCTCAATATGCCCCGTCTCTTACATTCCGACAAAAGAGTCTCAAGGCTCAACGAACCAGACGAGCGCATTTTGTAGAGTAGATCAGCCGAAGCCTCAGCTAGCGTGGCGGCGCCAAAGTCCCGGTAGATCGAGACGTGGCCGCCGTCTTTCTCACCGATCCACTGCGCCATAAGATCGAGCGCCTGATCAAGACCGTCCTCAACCGTTTGCATAATGCGTTGCAGGTCGCACATACCCTGTTCGTTATCCGCGATCGTCTGCACTTCGGTTGTGTTGCCTGGCTTGATGACCAAGAGTTCAGCGCCGATCTGGCGCATGCGGTCTTCAAGATCGAGGAGCGAGATTCGGCCCGCCTCTATGGCCTTGCCGGAATGCTCGACGTATTTGACGTCCGCATCCTTCGACGAGGCGCGAATAAAGGCCCCAGCCCCGATCGTAATTTGCGTATCGGACCCGATATCCTTGGTGAACAGCATCGGCACGCGCGCGACGTGCAGGATGGTCTGCTGATCGCTCTTGCTCTGCCAGTGCTCGACGTTGGCGTGTGCCAGTTCCAGCATGGGCGACACACCGACCATGAAATCCGTCCGCCTGCCGTAGATCGGCACGAATGGGATGACCTTGAGGGTCGTGGTGCCGTGTTCGAATGGCAGCCAGGTTTCAGGCCCGTCAGATGGCTTGCTCTTGCGCCATGTTTTCCATGCGCCGGGCGTCAGCACCCGGACCTGTTCGATAAACTTGACGCCGAAATCACCGTCCGGGACTTCAATGGATTCCAAAAGGCGGAGCTGCGTCAGAACGAGGCTGCCCCCGATCCGTGCCGTCTTCCAGCCGAGGATGGCGTCACGACGAATATGGACGAAATAGGGCCTTATCCCGGTCTTCAGCTCATCGGCGACGGTTTTCACCCCCGGATTCTGGGGGTAATCGACCAGAATGCCCGCAAGCCCGTATCCAAGGGCTTCCTGGCATAAATCGGACGCAAAGGCATCAAGGTTGCGGTTCTGCAGATCGACGTTCTCAAGCCAGGCGGCAATCCGCTTCGGCACATCCTCGCCAACGGTCATAGGTTTCGAGAACGGCTTTCCCGTCAGAACCGAGACGGTGCGTGCATATGCCGGAAACAGCGTCGCGGTCGCGAGACGGGCCTGATAGCTTTCTTGGTCCTCGGCCGGCCACTGGGGCAAATACTTTTTGCCTGCCTGTCGCATGGTCTTGGTGCCGCCCATCAGGGCATCGATCAGCGTCCAGTCCTCCGCCATCTTCGAGACGGCGGATGATTGCTGGCGCACCGTGTCGGTCATTGGGCCTCTGGTAGATTCTCAATGCCCCTGGCAGGAGATGCCTAATTGCAGGCATTTACCTCGAACGCGTTCAACGCGATGTCCGTGGCGGTCGTCGTGGCATTGCCGGTGACAGCGACCAGGATTGGAAGGTTTTCAGTCAGCGTCAGAGACGCAGGCGTAATGAGCGCAGCGACCGCGCTACCCACCTGAGCGGCGCTATGAATACCTTGCTGCGTGTTCGACCCGGCTGCACCGTATTTTACTACGGATGCGCCGAGAGACCAGCCGGCACCATTGGTCGTGACGGCGGCGGTGTCGGCGATCGTGGTTCCACCGGAACCTATTGTCGAACCGACAACGGCGGATGCCGCTCCAACAATGATCTTGACCCGCTTCGTGTTGGTGTTGGCGGCGAAACCGCCGATGGCAGCGATCGAGACCGCGCGCCCTGCCTGATCAAATGAATTGGCTGGGATGGAGAAGACCGCAAGCACGTTATCCGCGCCGGTCGCGCCAGGGTTAACGCCTGCGCTTGCCTGACATGCGATGTTGCCTTCAAGCCCAAAGGTGGCTGATCCACTGCCAAAAAATTCATTTTCTGTCGCCGTCATTTGTTGACTCCTGTTTTGGTTGGTTGATGTTTCTTGTCTTCCTTGGTAATTAAGCGCCCATCAGAGACGAAGCGCTTGGACGGTCACCGAGCCCGGCCCGTCAATCAGTAATTCAGTCGTGGCCCACACAAGCGCATCCACCCGGTTCGGGCTGTCCGTCGACGTGAGCGGCACCCACGTGACCATTTCATCTTCAAGGCCGATATGCGTGTCGACGTGGTGCATTCTTCCGGATTCGTACAGCGCCGCGACGGGCTCAGCCCGTGCCTGCTTGCCGCGGGAGGCGTGCACCAGCTTCACCGGTGCATTCCTGTCCACGACGCGGATGGTGCTTTCGACCATCTGGCCGCCGAAGTTGGCTTCCGCGACGATCCGGTCCGCCTTGAACTGGCGGTAGAGCGCCACAGCCTTGCTGGCCCAGGTTTCGGGCGTGTAGCGGCCGGAGTGATCGGCCAGCACGTAGCCATGTTTCTGCGCATCGATGCCAACGACCACCAGGCCGACTTCATCGTTCCGCTCTTTGTCCCCGCCGGACGGATCCACCGCCACGACGATGCGGACGAGGTGGGGAGTCTCCCGCACCCGCAGGTTGTCGATCTGGCCGCGACGCCATAATGCGCCTGGAACTTCAGCGCTGAAGGCCTCTTCGACCGTAGCGGGGTATTCCCGCCTGAAATTGTGTACTCCGTTCAGCTCGACGATCTTGGCCCGGCGCCACACGATCTGTTCGAGATCAAGCGCGTAGGCCGCCTGGTAAGCCAGCTCATCGGCGGTCGGCTCAAACCCTTCCGGCACCGGCTTGCGGTATTCCGGCTGCCAGAACCACGGGATGAAGACGAGGATATACTCCCCCTCCCCACGCATGGCCGCGGCGCACATCTCATAGAATAGCCCTAGTCGGCCTGCCGACGTGCTTTCGAGGATGACTTCCGTTCCCGGCTCATCCGGGACGGCTTGCAGCGCGCCGGCGACGTGTGTTTGGGCGTTTGGCCAGTAGGCAACCTCGCTGCCATGAAAAAGCTGGATAGTATCACTGCGGCCAGTGCCCTTGCTGCCAGCCGTACTAACCTTGTAGCTGCTGTCGAGAACATCGAAGACCAGTTCCTTCGCGTTCGACGCGGCGATCGACGGACGGACGACTTCGGGGCAGTGCTCATAGAACCTCTTCGCCATTCCAAACAGGTTGGCCGTGGCCTCATCCAGATGCGTCAGGATGAAGGCTTTCATCCCCCGATGATGCGTTTCCAACCAGAAGAACCGGCCTTCCGTGTAGGTTGAGCAGCCTTGTTGACGGCCCTTCACAACCAGCGCGCGGATCTTGCCCGTTCGCTTCCGCTGTTCCTCAATCTGTCCGTGCAGATAGCGTTGTGCTGCGTTCAGCCGGAACGGTTGAATGACCCCTGTTTTCGTTCGGATCTTCAGGCACCGGGGCGCATACCACTCGAAATCGTCTCTTAGCCGGAGGCGGATTCCCCTCTCACGCGGGGTCATCATCCGCGAGGTGGGCGAGTATCTCTTCATGCGTCAGGGTGAGCTGGCCGCTGTGTTCGAGGGCTTGAGCGGGTTTGCCTTCGACCCGATCAATCACTTCCTTGGTGGCGTCTTTGTTGCCGCCGATAGCGGCCGCCACGAGGTTCAGTGCGATCAGCTGGGCGTTCGTTTTGCAGGTCTTTACCTTAAAACCTTCACTTGGCTTCCGAGATAGCAAGCTGCGGATCGCATCGCTGATCGGCTTCTGACCGTTTTTGCCTGTCGGATTCCCGGACTTCCCTTTAGCGAATGGCATTGCCTGTAATGGGTAAGGTGTTGATCGACTTTGCGGACGCGTTATGCCGCCGGTGGTTCTGGCGTCGCTGGTGAGGCGGGAGCCGCGGGTGCTTCAGGCTGTGCTGCCTTGGCTTCCGGCGCCGGTGCTTCCGGAGCTTTCTCGATGCCGAGTTCGACTTCGATCTTGGCGACGATGGCTTTCAGTTCGGCGAGAATGTGTTCCATTGGATTTTCCTTTGTAAGATGGTGCCCGTAGCTTTCCGGGCTGTCAGTTCATGTGGCCAGGGGGGAAAGGTGAGCCCAGCCCATGAGCGTCCGGCTGTTTTGACCCACGGGCCGGTAGGGTGTTCGGTTATTTGTGATGCCAGGTTCGTGCGGCGATGGCGAAATCTGCCCGCTTACGAACCGCAGGGTTCTTGCCTCGCGCGGCCTTTTCTTCTTTGGCGAGGGAAATCTTTTTGCCCATCGGGGTATGCGTGTCGCGGTGAAGATCGCCCTTATGCTGGGGATTGATGCGGATGGTCATGGTTGCCTCGCGAGTCAGGTTTCAGATGCGATGAAATCAATCAGCGCCGTGCGGACGAAATCAGGTGCCATCAAAGGGCCGACCGGCCGACCGTCATGGATGTTCAGCACGGTAGTAACGCCGCCATCCCTTTCCCAGGCGACAATGGCATAACCCGCCATCAGGTCGCCGCGCTTGGTCGCGATCTTGGCGCAGTCCTCCCGAAATTCTCTGGCACAGCGTTCGGAGCGCGTATTGCGCAGCACATGAAGCTGGCGGCCATCCTTGAAGGTTACGCGGGACAGGCGCGGAATGGAGGTTTTCATAGCACAAAAAGAAGAATAGGTGGCGGAAGAGGTAGGATTCGAACCCACGATGCCCTCGCGAGCATTGCGGTTTTCGGGACCGCCGCCATCAGCCTCTCGGCCACTCTTCCGAATTGGTTGCGGCGGTTGGATTTGAACCAACGTCCTTCAGGTTATGAGCCTGACGAGCTACCGGGCTGCTCCACCCCGCGTCATTGAGATGCAAAAAGCCCCGGCGTCTCGTTGAGAACATCCGGGCGAAAACAGTGACAGTTTTTCAGAATGGAATAATTATGAGGCATAGCCGTGGCAGTTGTCAATTGGATTTTTGATATAGCCGTAGAGCGCGGCGAGTTCTTCGAGCCCAGCGCGCAATAACGCGATGCCGTCGCTGTCTTTTTTGCCGTTTTTCCGCGCCCATGCATCCGCTGCCCAACCCTCGATGCATACGAAGAACAGGCAGGCGCGCAGCGTGACCCCTACTCCATTCATCGCGCGCTTGTAGCGCCCGAGCGCCATCGCCTGTTGTTCCTGCGACCAGGCTTCACCGCCGCTCACGCGTGGCTGGAAAGATGACGACTGCTTGGCTTGCAGGCCGGACAGGTAGAAATCCTGCCGGAGCCGTTCCGCGGCGTGCCACATCATGTCGTTGCGGGTGGGATCCTTGGGATCGAGCTGCTTCCTCACCCGGTAGCGGTCATGGGGATATTGGGATTCGACCCGCGCCCCTACCGTCACGACATGCCCGGTCGAGGTGCGCTCGCGCGGTTCCAGAATGGCCCCAAGCTGGCGCTTCATCTCGGGGGTGCCGGTGTCGCCATCGAACCTGGCCGCGGCCTTGGCGGCGCGCCTGTACCGAGCGGGAGGGCCTTTGCGCTTGATCGTGCGCTTTTCGGTGATGAAGGCGGGGAGGGAGGCGATTTTCATGGGGCTGGCGCTTTCCGGGGACGACGAGGGCGGGCAATGGCGGGTTTCGGCTCATCGACCAGGTTGCCCGCGCGGTCGATGGTGAGGGTGACCTGCCTGTCCGGCAGGTAATCGTCGTTCCAGAGGAAAGGGACTTCGGTAAGTCGGTTTTCGGGAAAGGCCCGTTGCAGGATGGCGAGCTTGAGAGGTTTGCTGGCCCGCTCATGCGCCAGCCAGCGATCATAACGGGCAAACCCCTGTTCCATGAGGTTGATATCGGAGATGTAAGGCTCAATGCCGAGCTCGAACGGGACGAACTCGCGGTTATCATGGTCGGGGCGCAGGACGCGGTAGGTTTGGCCGTAATCGCTGATTTCGGAGAGGGGGATCAGAATTTCAAAGCTGTTCCCGGCGCCGATGACGCGGGTACAGGTGCAAAGCGCGTGGAGAGTATCAGGCAAGTAGGTTCCGGCGCAGGAGGCGGGGATCTCCTTTCCATATTTATACGAAACTTATGCCCCGTACAACGAAAATCCGGACAATCATGACATCTATTAGGCCGCTGCCGGGTTGGCACTGTCGGCTGCTTGCTCTAAGGGGGTGGCAGCACCCGCATCGACGGGCGCCGATATGGCTAAAATCTCAGGGGAGGCGGCTTCTCGGATGGCCAAAGCGCACAAGGGAACGGCGATGGCGAAACCGGGTGTGCCAAACCACCTCTATTACGGCGACAATCTGCAAGTCCTTCGCGACGATATCGCCGATGAGAGCGTGGATCTGATCTATCTCGACCCGCCCTTCAACAGCCAGGCCAACTACAACGTTCTTTTCCGCGCCCCGACCGGTGAGCAGTCCCAGGCGCAGATCGAGGCCTTCGAGGATACCTGGCACTGGAATGACAGCGCCGAGCGGGCCTTCGATGAGGTCATCCAGAGCGGCAACACCGACGCCGCCGAAATGCTGCGGGCCATGCGGGCGTTCCTGAAAGAGAACGACATGATGGCCTATCTCACGATGATGGCAGCACGCTTGCTACAATTGCATCGTGTGTTGAAGGAGACGGGAAGCCTCTTCCTCCACTGTGACCCGAGCGCCAGCCACTACCTCAAAATCCTCCTCGATGCCGTTTTTGGTCCGCATAGCTTCCAGAACGAGATCGTGTGGAAGCGCACAAGCGCACACAGCAGCTCCAAGCGTTTCGGGCCGGTGCACGATATCATCTTGTATTACGCGAAGGGGGATACGCCCGTTTGGAATCCAATCTTTCAGCCATACGACCAGACCTATATCGACGCCTTCTACACGCATGTTGACCCTGATGGACGCCGCTGGCAACGCTCGGATCTGACCGGGGCAGGCGTTCGTCACGGTGAAACCGGCTTAGTGTGGCGCGGCATCGACGTAACTGCGAAAGGCCGTCATTGGGCTTATCCCCCGACCCAGCTTGACGTAATGGACGCGGCCGGCCGTATCCACTGGCCGAAGAAAGATGGTGGCGCGCCACGCTTGAAAAACTATCTGGACGAGCAAGCTGGTATGCCATTGCAGGACATCATCAGTGACATTCCGCCGATGCACAATCTGGCAGCCGAGCGGCTTGGCTACCCCACACAAAAGCCCCTGGCGCTCCTTGAGCGTCTGATACAAGCCGCCAGCAACGAAGGCGACGTTGTACTCGATCCATTTTGCGGTTGTGGCACCACGATTCACGCGGCGCAGAAACTTGGCCGTCAATGGACGGGTATCGACATCACCCACCTCGCCATATCGCTGATTGAGAAACGGCTTAAGGATGCGTTCCCCGGCATCGCATTCGACGTGCATGGCACACCAAAAGACCTCGAAGGCGCGAGGGCTCTTTCCGCTCAGGACAAATACCAATTCCAGTGGTGGGCCGTGTCGCTCGTTGATGCCGTACCCTACGGGGGGAAGAAAAAGGGCGCTGACAGCGGCATCGACGGCCATATCTATTTCAAGCCTGACGGCAAGACGACGGAGAAGGCGATCGTGTCCGTGAAGGGCGGCGACAATGTAAGCGTTCCCATGATACGCGACCTTGGCCATGTGATCGACAGAGAGAAGGCAAAGATCGGCGTGTTTGTCACGCTCGCCGAACCGACCGCGCCCATGAAAACCGAGGCGGTTAAGGCCGGGTTCTACGACAGCGGCTATGGCAAGTTTCCGAAGATACAAATCCTCACGATTAAGGATCTGTTCGAGGGGAAGAAGCCTGCGATACCGCTCATCGACCCGACTTCGTTTAAGAAGTCGAAAACCGAGAACACGACCGTTCAGGGTAAGCTGATCTAGAGGCGGTTTATCAGGCTTGGATTGAGAGGGGTTTGATGATGGCAAACCTAACGATGGCGGACCTTCAGGAGCAGGTGCGGGCCGCGCAAGTGGAGTTTGACCTGGCGGTCGTCTTTCACGAAACGTGGAAGCCCGCGGCATACGACGGTGAGCTGCACGCACGCATGGGGACGTCCTATGCAACCCAGACATTTCGGGTGGTCAGCACAGCGCTTCGGCGCGAGATGCTCATGGCACTTATGCGCGTGTGGGATAACTCGACGAAAGGCAACCTCCGAATGGAGCAAATCGGGCGCGACATCTCCAAACCCGCTGTGATGGATATGCTTGTGATGGATCGTGTAACGCGCATGGGCATCACTGGAGCAGAAGCCGCAATACGATCGACTCTAGACGAGAGAGCAGCCGAGGTTGCTCGAATCGTCGGTAAGTATGGACAGGGAGGTCCCCGTCATTCCGTGCTGAAGACGATTCGGCATCTACGCGATAAGAGGCTTGCTCACCACGACCTTGCACTCGCCTCAGTGCCACAACCGAACGTTGATGACGACGACATCGAAGAATTTTTCCAGGATAATTTGGTCCTCATCCAAGCTCTCGTGGGATTAGTCAACCGGATGGCTTACAACCCGGCAGAGACGGCAGGTGTATTCCGTCACTACGCAGGCCATTTTTGGGCCGGGGTTAGCGGCGAAAGAACACAGGGTCATCCGCACTATCGAGCCCCGCCAAAATCTCCCGATGAGAGGACATAGTTCCGTCTTCCGCGAAGGCCTACGGAACGACCGAATCGACATTCAGAAGGTTGACTCCCTCGCGACGGAGGCGATCTATCCACACTGCCTCCGTGACATCCCGCACTCCCTTTTGGACGAGCACTTCGATCACGGGCCTCCGGCCAGTCCCTAGCAGGTTGGCGAGCCATCGCTGAACGGGCGATAAGCGCTCATGCCTGTTCATGCGATCGATCACGGTTTGAATGTGATATTCGAGCCTGACTTCTGGCAGGCAACGCGTTTGACCGACATAGACCGGGTCGTGCTCGGCTGACGTTTTCAGCACATAAACGAGACACCATCGTTTGCATTTGCCCTTGCGCAGTCGTCTGGTTCTCTTTCTGACACCGCGTGAAAACCGCAACTGCATCAATTCTCCCGACTCTTGGTTATGATCCCATGGTGAGCCCTGAGTGATGGCCAAAGATCCCCCTGCCTCGCTTATGAGCAAGGTTGATCTCTGACCGGGAAAAGCATGCCCCCACGGAGCCACCCTTCGCTTAGGCCACCAGCCAGCAAGCAACTGCGGCGGGCTATGGCACTTTTGACCGGATGCTCGGCCCTACGCTGGAATATGCCTTCTCGATCCCTACCATCGCCCGTTGCGCGTTCTTGTGGGCATTCAGGCAACGTAAGACGGTTGACCCAAGAACCGTTGCCAGTCTGCGCCTAATTCCTTGACGGGGCGTTGTGCATTGAGGCATAAATGCCAATGGCAGCAACTACAGATTGTTTGCCCGCGCTTACAGAGCGGCTAACTCTGGTAAGCAATAGCCCCCGGCACATCCGGGGGTTTTCTTTATACATCGCTTACGCGCTCGGTACAAGAGCATCATTGCATCCTGCTTCTGGTTAATGCGGCCGAACAATCGAGATTGACGAATCGCTCGGCCTGGACCATAAGCCGCGCCCCATTTTGAGACTCGATGCGCGAGTCGGTAGGGCCACCATGTCAGAAACAGCGACCGACGACCCCACTCCCGAGGACGTAGTTCCTCCGGTGCCCGAATTACGGGCGATCGCCACGCCGGACGACCTAGAAGCCGTCGATATCGAGGCGCCGATCCGCGAACTGCGACTTGCCGATCCCCATGAGATGTTCACGCCCTACCAGAGGGCGTTTGCCGCTGCACTGGAAGCCAAGACCGAACCCGCTCAGGTTGTGTACCGTTTGCTTGCGGCACTCTGCGGCATAGTGCTTCAGCCGTCCGATCGTGGAAGTCCCTGGGGCCCTATGATGACGTTCGAGACTGGTCGATCCGCCATCCCCGAGGATTTTCGAGGTGAACAGACGGTTGCCATTTCGACGATCGCCGGTAAGGTCGAGAACCCGGGACTGCGGGCGCGGCTGGCCGATATCGCATGGTCTAACAATCGCAAGGACGGTCGATCCGCCACCTTTGCAGTCGATGCCTATTGCGACATTGTGATAGGGCTGCTTGATGGTAGCCTCAAAACGTCTCACGGACGCGCAGAAGTACAAGAGGCGATCACTTTCCTTCATCGCGCCATGCAGGTCGCCAAGGACAGCACGGCCCGCAACAAACGACCACTCAAGGTGGCTCAGATATTCGAGGCGATGCACACGGCTGCGCGCGATGCCAAGGACATCTGGACATTCGTCAGTATCATCGATCTGGGTTTGGACTACGGCCTGCGGCAGCCAGCCGCAGCAGCGCAGGAGCTGGAGGCGTTGGCTGGTACAATCCCACACGGAACCTATCCAATGGCGGTGAAACGAGCCTGGGACCTAGCAGCACGGCTGTATCATAATTCGAACGACAGGGATGGGCGCCAGCGGTGCCTGAAGGCGGCTGTCCACCAAACCCTCGCTATGCGTGAGGAGGTCAAAGGCTCAGCAGGTGCTGAAGCCGGCTGGGTCATGGATGCCCTGCAGCAGCTCCGCCACATTGAAGGCGAAGAAAAGCTGGAATACGACCTTGAGATCGAACTGCGCCGGCTGCAGAAGGCGCAATCGAAGCAGATGAGGTCGTTCCCCACCGATCTTCACCTAGACGGTGTGCCGGAGAAGATCGCCGAACAGTTCTCGACATTGGAGCTTTCAGCCGCGCTCAAGCAGTTTGCGATCCTGGGACGTTCACCGGACCCAGAAAAGATGCGCGAGGAGGCACTGACGACACGCACAGAGACGCCGTTTATGTCGATGATCTCGGTAGGACATTTGGATGGAGAGGGTAGGACGGAATCAAGAAGCGCGGGAGCGCCAGCATCCGGCGAGCCGGAAGAGGCTTGGTTTCGACGGATCTACGACCAGGTCGAGGGGCCGCGTCGCGCTCGGCTCGTCCGTGGTTTTGTGAATCCGGCCCGATTGGCGATTCAGACAAAATACGGGATTGCCGAGCGCCACTTCAACGCGATCGTTGGCATGTCCGTCCTCATACCAGAGAGCCAGAAGCCGATCGTCGCACTGGGATTCACCCGGCTATTTCAAGGTGACATGATGTCGGCGACCCATCTTCTCATTCCGCAGATCGAACCTTGTCTGCGGCATGTGTTGAGGATCAATGGTCATGATCCGTCCAAGCGACGTGACGACGGCACTGAAGAAGATTTGGCGCTCGGTCCGTTGTTAACGACTTTTCGGGCGCAGCTAGATCAAATCCTGACCCCGCGCGTCGTGTTCGAGATCGACCTGTTATTCAACGCGAAGCCTGGCCCGGAGGTAAGACACGAGCTTGCGCACGGTCAAATCGGCGCCGGCGGATGCTTTAGCGATGTTGTGTACTATGCCAACTGGTTTATGTTCCACCTGTGCTGCCTGTTCATTCTGCAGGACTGGGATCAGCTCGTTGACCCACAATTGGCGGAGGATGCCTGACGATCGCCGAGGGCGTTCAAGACGCGCCGAGGAACGCGGCACCCGGCTTCCGTAGGGTTGGGACCCCACTGATCCGGTATCCAGCGCCCTCCCCTCGCCCAAGCCGCCAGCCGGGCCTTCCAGAGCGAATCCTGGGGATGCAGGTCCGTCGCCTCATGCTCCCCCTTGGCGATCGCGTCCCGGATTGGATTGTCGAAGTAGGACAGGGTAGAGGGGATCGACAACCGACGATCCTTCCGCGTCTCCATGATGCGAAGGAAGACGGCGCTGCACAGCTCCACCGTGGCGCCAGCAGCTAGCCAGCGATCAGCGGTCAGCTTGTCGTTCGGATGGGGCCATGGACGCGCCAGATGCTCTCCCCAGACCTTTGCGATAGCCTGGTCAAAGGCGGCGATGAAATCAATGGCCTCAGTCATTCTGCGCCTCAAGCTCAAGGATTGCCTGGCATATCTCGGTATAGACGGCGGGTGCTTCTCCGGCCTTGAGCTTCAGTTTCAATTCCCTGAGCCACACGAGGAGTCCGGTTCGGGTGTCGGCGCGGAGAGGTTGACAGTACGCTCATGTCGCCGCCATCAGGTCGCGCGCAATCGCCTTGCTGGCTTCCGGTATCTCCCAGCATTCGCCCCAATGGGTTTTGATCTCGATGCCGAAAGGCGTCAGCTTTTTGCGCATCTTGCATATCCAGACGTCCAGTATCTTTTCGTCGGGCGGATCGTCGGGGTTGGTGCTGTAGAGCGCGGTAAGGAACGCTTCCGGCCGTGGCGCGCGCGTGTTCATCAGGATGCCAAACATTATGGCCTCGCTGCCCGTGAGGCCAAAGAACGGCGGCGGTTCATCCGCGCCCATCAGCGCCTTGCGGAGAAGCCGGATTTCATCGCGGAGTGTTTCGTTCTCGGCATCAAGCAGCTTGGCGCGTGATTCCCAATCTATCATGTTGAGCTTCGGTTTCCAGCGCGCACCCAAGCCTCCGCGATACCCTTCCACAGCGCCATCCTGTTTCCGGCCTTGATCTGGGTCAGGACTTGCCGGCGCCAGGCGTCGATCGACTTACTGCGGATGGTGGTCACCAGGTCGAACGTCGAATGCTGCCATCCGAACTTCGGGTCAAAGAGCAGCGCAGCCGTGGCGAGAACCTCATGCACGACAACAGGCGAGCGCTTGGCCGCCACAAGGGTCTTGAGCGCCCGTGCCGCCCTTTCCTCCCCGTACCGCGCCGCCAGCCGCTCGACGGCGCCCACGGCCATCGTGTCGCCGACCTCCCACAGCCCGTTCGCGGGCTGGACGCGGCATAGCCGGACGCCAGCCGCCTTGGCGGCCTTCTGGGCAGCAATGGCTCCCTCGTCGCCGCTGGCCAGGCGCGAGGCGAACAACTGGAGGGGGGTGACCTGGAGCCGGTCGGTGTTATGCGCGACGAAGGCTTTGGCGCGGCGTTTCATCTCCGGCGCTTCGACGATCATCACCGGAATCTTTGCTATATTTCGGCTGGCCGCCGCAATGGCCGTGTGCTGCCCGTCGATCACGCAGAGTTTGCCACCGCTTCCCCGCGCGCAGACCGGCGGCTTGATATGCAGCCAGTCGAAATGCTCCGCGATCTTGCGGATGAGCGTGATCGAGCGTTTCGTCAGGTCGCGCTGATATTCGTCCTCGACAAGAAGAGTTTTGGGATCGGCCCAGTCGAAGCGCGGAGGCGTCGATGTAATTTCCCGTGGTTTCAGGCCAATGAGGAGGATAGGTTTGATCGGTCTCAGCATTTATCCCCTTCTTCCAGTTTGAACTTCTGCCAGTCCAGTTCGAGGTCAGTCGCGGCTCGGCGACAGATATCAACCGACTCCGTCCGGCTTATGCGGGTGCTGCATTTCCCGTCGCGCCAGCGGTATCCGTTCGCCACGGTCATCACCGCGCGATAGAAGCTTCCGTACTGCGCGTCGGTCAGGGTGACGCTCATGCTTCCACCTTGGCGGTTCCTGACACCGCCCAGCTCAGGCATGCCACCCAACCAATCAGCGTCCAGCCAAAGAAGAGGTTGATGAGGAAGATCGACCAACGATTCGAGAGACGACGACCCTTGGCGATCAGAAACGGAAGCAGGTAGATCAGAAGCATCACGCCGCAGATCGCAAGCCCATGAATGGCGTCAAAGACTTCTTGCATTATCCACCTCGCTTGCTGGCTTCCATGCCTGAGGCTGGAAATCGCGATAAAGCCAATTCCACTTAGAACTGAGGCCATAACCCTTGATCCCGAACACCTTGTAACGTGCGGTCGCGCATCCGCGCCGCATGCTGCGCACAGCCCGGAGCCATCTGTCTTTCGACAGCTCCGGGGCGAATATAAGGACTTCGCAGTCCAGTGGCGGATCCGAAGCCGCAATCTGCGGGAGTGCGTCAGCACCGCTCATACCGGCCTCACCAACTGCAGCCCGAGACGCTCGGCGGCATCGAGGACATCGCAAACCGCCCGCTCGTATGCATTGCCGATCGTCGCTGGTTCACCGCAGCTATTGCACTGAATGCGCGCGTCGGGATTGACCTGGTGCAGCTCGCACATCTTCCGTGCGATAGCTTTGACGTGGGGGTTCATGGCTTCCCCACCTCAGCAAGCGGTATGAATACGGGCAGCAGCGGCGCACCCCATTTATGCAAGTGATAGAGCGCGGCGCTGATCGAGCGAACAATGCCGCCGAATTGGTTGGTGGCATCAAGCCACGCCTCAAATTCCCTTTGCGCCGGCGTGAGCTTGTTGTCGTTGGCCTTTAGTTCAAGCCAGCCTTCGCCGGCGCCTTTCCATCCGCACCAGAGGTCGAAGACTCCTGCCCTCGCCCCGATGCGTTTCATCCATGCGGCTGTACGCTTGGACCGTAGCCCGGAGGCCGGGTAGTGAATGCACTCGAAATCCCTGTCCATGACGGCATAGAGTGTTTCGAGCAGGTTGATCTGGAAGAGATCTTCGTTGTCCCATTCCTCGGTGAAAAACCGGTCCGCGCGCGTCTTGTCGGTTGCGTGATACCAGCCGACAAGCTGCGCCGTCATGAGGCCGTGCTGGCGGCTGTGGAATTTTGGCGGGATACGCTTAGCTTTAGCCAGACGCATGGAAATTAGTGGTTGGGGGTTAGAGTGGTGGTGGACCAACGTACACCGTCACCGTGTTCTGGACAGGGCCATCGAAGCGGTCGATGATGCGAATGGTTGGAAACTTCTCTTTCAATTTTTTGACGTAGCGATCGGCCTTAGCATGATCCTCGACGACAAAACCAATTATCAAAGGCTTTTCGGCGGACGATTGCTTACCGCTCATCGTGGCGTTCCCGATCATGTCGATGCGCTTGTCTTCGTCGAAATCCGCTATGTCAGCAAAGCCCTTCATTATGTACCTACTTTCTCGTTGGTTCCGTCCCAAACAAACTCGCCATCCTCTCCGACCGGAAAGTGTTTTCCGCAATCGCAGCAAAATGTGCCGCTATAGAAGTAAGGATCACGCGCATATGTCTCGGCCAGCGTTTGCCCCATGGTGGTAACGCCTCCGCACTTCAGATGCTTGTAGGAACGACGGACAGGCCGCACAAAGCCTTTGGCCCTTTCTTCCTCAGCCAGCACAACATATCCCTGCTGCTGACCATTCGGTTTCAGATTGCGATGCTCAGGATAGATCTGAGTGCCATCGGATAAAGTTCTACGCGGGATTTCGGCCATTTTGAGACCAGGGGACTAATGGTTGGGGGTTAACTTCCAAACCGTTTCGCCGTTGCGGCGAAGATCGGTGTCGGTGACTCGATTGACGGCAACGAGCTCGCTGAAACGGGGACGCAGGCTGTTGATGTCCCTGCCACGCATTTCCATCGGATATGCGAGGTGCAGCAGCGTCAGCATTTCCTTAACGGTCGAAGGATTACCTTCGAGCAGCCGAATGATCGCCATGTGCGTCCATGCCCTCCACGAATCGCGGTCGGTTCGGCGGGCAGCAGCTTCACTCGCTCCGGCACGTTTTGCTCCGGCTTGTTGAGGGTAGCGGCTCATCCAATCATCTATCAGATCCAGTTGCACGGTGCCCCCTCCCCTTCCGGCATGTGAACTTCCGCCAGTAGCCATCCGGTCGCTTCTTGATCGGCTTCGCGCCTGATTCGAGCTGTTCGAGGAAGGCGATCATCAGCGGGGAGATGCGGCGCTTGCCGAGCTTCATGTTCGAGATCGCTTGCGGGGTATAGCCGAGATTGAAGGCCAGTTCCTGAACCCATGACGGGCCGAAAAGCTTGAGGCAGCGGCGTTCGAGTTGCTTGGGTGTCATCTGAAATCGGCTTAAATGGTTGCGATAATATTACTATACATACAGCCGAGGCACGTACAATAGCAATCTGTGTTGCGCCCAAAGAAAGCAACAATGTTGCTATGAATATTCTGGATTATCCCCGACACCCTGTACTACCGTTGCGGCATGGATATAGTCGAACAACTCGAACGTAGCGCAAAGACGCTCGAACGCTTAAGCGAATGTAACCGCGACGCAAGTCGCATGATGATGGAAAGCCTTGGGCGAATAGCCTTGGGCGAATGCGCCGATCCGCGACGGGAAGCAATCGCCACGTTGCGCGGTCTGATGCCATTCATGGATGAGATCAGGGAGCTTATGAAAGAGGTAACACCATGACCAACACCGCAACAGTCACCCTCGCTGCGATTCTTGCCCTCATTCTGATCGCAACCGGCTACGCCATCCACCTGACGCCCATCACCGGCACGGCGAATTTGCAGATCACCTTCAACACCGATGATGCGCGGACGACATTAGCCGAAGCGTTCCCCGCCGACGCGGGGATAGAGCTTCCGACACGCAAAAAGACCATCACACACAACCGGCATTAGGCCAGAACAGGGGAGTTAATGCAGGATGGACTATTCTTCGGATTAGCCGCGGACGAATACCACGCGCTGCCATTCCTCAGCGCCAGCGGCATCAAGAACCTTCTGATTAGCCCGATGGACTTCTGGGCGCGTAGCTGGATGAACCAGCTGCGCCGCAATGAAGACACTGAGGCTATGTTCATTGGACGCGCCTACCATAAGCGCATACTTGAGGGCAAAGCTGCGTTCGACGACAGCTACGCGCCGACTTTCACGCCGCCGGACGACTGCCTTCGCACCGTGGACGATATCAAGGACGCGCTGATTAAGTGTGGCGTGGAGAAACCGAAGGGCCTGAAAGGCGAGTTGATCGAACAGCTTATTGAGATTCAGCCCAATGCCGCCATTCTGGACGAGCTCCGCACGAACTATCAGCTCTTGCACCACGGCAAGGAGTTCCTGTCCGCCGACCTAATCGGCAGCATCGAAATTTCGGCGGCGATGATCGAAAATCATCCAGAAATCAGCAAGTGCTTTCGCGGCGGATATCCAGAGGTTACCGTTATATGGACGGAAGACGGCTTACGTTTCAAGAGCCGCTTCGATTACCTGAAGCCCCGCGCCATCATCGACCTGAAGACGTTCGGCAACTTCATGAACAAGCCGGTCGATAGCGCGATCTACAGCGCTATGGCATCGGGCAAATATCATATTCAGGCAGCGTTCTATCTCCGCGCCGTTAAAGCGGCACAAGCACAGGCGAAGCCAACCGACTTCCCCGGCAAGGACGAATGGCTACTGGCTTTCACTGAATGCGAGGCGCACGACTTCTATTTCTGTTTTCAACAGAAAGGCGTTGCACCCCTCGCCCGCGCCAAGAAGTTCACGCGCGGCAGCCTTTGGTCATGTGGCGAGGTCGCAATCGAGGAGGCGATTCGCCGGTTCAAATTCTATATGGCTAAACACGGCGAGACGGAGCCGTGGGTGGATGATGCAGGAATCGAAGACTTGGATGACTCGCTGATGCCTGTTTACGCAACAGAATTATGATTGCGACTACGGACCATATATGCAATAAAGAACGAGCGAATGGGCGCTTCAACGCCGCACTCGCTCTGACCGCTAACCAACGTGACTTGGCTATGGTTACCCCTACCCTATTCGATCTTCCCCAACGCATTCAAGACAAGATCAGTCCAGAGCCAATGTCAGGCTGTTGGTTGTGGACTGCTGCGCTAACCGAAGACGGTTACGGATCGGTCGGAACAGGCGAAGGGACCAAAACCGCATTAGCCCATCGTTTGGTATTTTTCCTCCTTGGAGGCGAGATGCCGGCAGGCACCGAACAAGATCACGTTTGCCGCGTTCGCTCATGCGTCAATCCGGCTCACTTGGAACCGGTAACTCATCTTATGAACATTCGCAGGGGCGCGCGCGTCGCACCCCCCCACTGCCCAAAGGGGCACGAATATACTGAGCAGAACTCCAAAAAATATAATCTGCCATCCGGGGCTATCAGTCGAGCATGTAGGGTTTGCGCACGGGCGGCCAAAAACGCATGCATGAAGCGTAGGCGCACTTCAACACCCCCGACACCGAAGGAATGCATGGCCTGCAACACAAGATTCCTGACCGGGCCAACCTATCAACGCCAACGCGGTTCTAGGTTTTGTTCCGACGCATGCTCGGACGGATTTTATAGCCTCCACAGACCGAAAAGGAGATTTAAGCCATGACCGACCAATTGCAGTCCGACGACGACAAGGAATTAGCCGCACCGCAGGTTGAAGCGCCGAAGCAAGAGATAGCGCCCGCGCCCCGCCCGCTCCCCGTTCAGGTTCACGCCCAGCGCGAGGTTATGGCGATCATGCCGCGCGACACGGACGAGGCATGGAAGATGGCCGGAGCGTTCGTGCTGGCCGGGATGGTGCCGCGAAGCCTTGAGGGCAAGACGACTGAGGAAACCAAGGCGAAGGTCATGCTGGCAATCTGCAAGGGTTCGGAGGTCGGCTACGCGCCGGTGACCGCCGTTTCGACCATCATGGTCATCAACAACAAGGCCTGCATTTATGGCGACGGAGCCACGGCCCTCGTCCAGAACAGCGGAAAGGTCGAGTGGATTAAAACCGAGATCACGGAGACCAGCAGCGGCAAATGGGCCGAGGGGTACAAAGTCACCGTCAGCCTAAAGCGCAGAGACCAAGCGGAACCATACGTCCGCAGCTTTTCCTATGAGGACGCCAAGCGCGCCCGATTGCTCGGGAAGCAAGGGCCATGGACGGACTACCCAGAGCGCCAATGCTACTGGCGGGCCGCATCATGGGCATATCGTGACGGGGCAGCCGACGCCCTCATGGGCCTCGCCGTCGCCGAGGAGGTGCAGGACTACCAGACCGAGGCCGCGCGGGAGCGCAAGGCCGATACGTCGAGCCTTGACGACGAGACAGCAAAGGTGGCGGAAACGGCGGCTGCGTGAGTGGACTGGAACATCGCAGACCACCTAAAGGCGAAAACTGGCGCGCTGATTGGAAGCAATACGGCGTCCTGTCCACCAGCGCAGCCCAGCGTAAGGCCGCGTTCGCGCGAGACAAAGGTGTCTGTTACGATTGCGGACGAGTGTGCGGGAATCGGGATTGGCAAGCCGATCACGCGCTACCTCTTCACCTTGTCAGGGGCGAATATCCTGAAATTCTGGCTAACTGGTCGGTTGAAAATCTACGTACGCGATGCCGAGACGGTTGTCATCGAGATAAGTCTGCCAGAGAGGCTGGTGTAAGGGCGAAAATCAAGCGCATCCGCGCCCGCGCAACTGCCACCAGGCGCCCACGCAAGAAGATCCCGCCTCGACCATGGCCGAAGGGGAAGCGGAAGATTGCATCAAGGCCATTTGAGCAGCCAATCAAGAGAGAACGTTGACCCAAGCCTATCCCCTCAGATGGCCAGAAGGTTGGCCGCGCACCCCATCAAGCAACAGAGACTGGAACTCGCGGCTCCGGCGCGCGACGTTCGATGCAGCGCGCCGGTCGCTGTACGACGAATTGCAGCGGCTCGACGCGCGTTCCGTCGTCTTGTCCACGAACATACCGCTACGGCTCGATGGGCAGCCCTACGCCACCATGCGGCCGGATGGCGGAGATCCGGGGTGTGCTGTTTATTTCAGCCTACGCGGCAAGCAGATGGTGATGGCGCGGGACAGCTACACCAACATCGAGCAGAACATGCGTTCACTCGCCCTGGCCGTGGAGCATCTGCGCGGCCTTGAGCGCCACGGAGGTGCCTACATGATGGAGCGGGCTTTCGCAGGCTTCGCGCAGCTTCCGCCGCCGGACGGACAGACGCAGGAGCAGACGGTCGATTGGCGCGAAGAGCTCGGCCCCTTTCCCGCCGACCTTCCGCCAGAGGATCAGCTTCTACTGGCCGAGGGCCGCTATCGTGCCCGCGCCAAGAACGCGCACAGCGACGCCGGCGGCAGCGACGCTCCCATGATCCGGCTCAATCTGGCGATCGCACAGGCGCGGCGGGAATTGAACGGGCATTCCTAGACCATGCAGTCCGAATGCTGGCAACGAGATTCTGGGCATCTTCAGCGTTGGTCCGGCGGGATGAACGCATCCGGCCCGTTTGCGGTCGGCCTTCGTAGGGCAAGGTGAACGCCCCATTGATGGTGAAGGACGCCATCATTCAAATATGAAACGAGCCAGTTTACACCGCCCGGAAGCTGCGCCAGAGCCTGATCGTAAGATTCCTCGGTGTCGAAAGTAAAGCGAATCTCGCTGCCGCTGGAACTTTTGAACCCAAGGAACCTCTCCAAAGCGCCTCCATGGTTCGGATTGTGCATGGTCCCGAACTCGATTTCTTGTCCATGGTAGCCAATTGTCGAGATCACATGCCGGTCAATCGCGAAAACAATTGAGCTGACATCGTGACGTGACAACCAAGCGCTTACAGCGTGAGATATTCCATCTTCGACGACGACATGATCGTAAAGGTTCTTCCCGTCTGCGTCGGTCTCCGTGATTTGCGGCGGATTTGGGCCCGGCGGGGGCGGCGCAGGCAGTGGAGCTGCTATGGGCGGTATGCCGGGGGGTACGATTCCGAGCGCTGCGGGGACAATGACCGGGTGTTGCGGATCGCCCGGGAAGGTTAACACCAGCTTTGGCGGATTGCTTCCTCGAATGAGGCCAATGGTTCCAGCAACGCCGTTGCGCGTAACGTGGAGTCTCCCAGCATTGTCAAGTTCTCCCACCGCGTCGATCATCTTATATCCGTCAAGGTTATATTGATAGAGCTTTGCATGCCGGGACAGGTAATCCTTCAAATGGTCATAGCCACCGTCCCGCAGGGCCCCTAACGCCGCATCAAAAGCCGTTCGGGTTGGCAGAAGGAAACTCACTGTCACGATCCAGTCGTTACCGGCTCCGGCAAAGCCGATCAAATACTCTGGCTTGAACCATACGTTGGGGCCGCCCGTCCATGCTCCAACAGTCAGGCTCTCCCCATCGGTACGGCTTTTGTTCGACGCGCGTGAGAGGCCGGGATACACGTCCGCCTGGGGATCCCCGCTCGCTACAAGTGCATCAGCGGCTCGGAGGCGCACCGCATCGAATCCGTATTCCTGGGCCACCTCTCGCCGAAGGCTCTCAGACTGGGCGGCCTGCAATTCGCGGTCGGGGGCTTGCGCCGTTCCTACCCCCAGCATCACCAGCAGGAAGGCCATCCGGATCCCGCTTCTGCCGAGCCTGACGGTCATCGTACGCCATCTCCCCGCACCACGCTGGCAGTATGGCGTGACCGGAACGTCTGCGGCAACCGAAAGGCGAGTCCCCCAGAACCAGCGACTCTGGCAGATGTTGGGGCTGAACTGACGGCAGTGAAACAAAGCAACAATGTTGCTTCTTTTGTCCTTGTCTCACGAGAGGAGAAAGCCGTATCATTTGCTAGCTAACTAAATCTTAGCCTCAATATGTACGACTCAAACACGATCACACGGAAAGCAGTCGATCACCTTCGCGACGCATGCCTGGCTGTTCTCGTCGTTGGGGGCACCGAGAGCGAGTTCGCATCGTTAATCGGCTCTTTCGTCAGAACCGAGTGCGATGCCCATGCCCTTCCTACGCAGCAGGGGGATGCATGAGAGAAACCGGAATCGACGGCGGATATCTCCCCTACGACTACATGGATGAGAATGTCCCACCGGCGCGGCCTACGCCGAGCGCATGGATTATGCGGCTGACTGATGGAGCATATGCCCTCACACCGGCCGACATATACGATGGTATCCCCGCCCCTCTGGATGGCGGGAAGATCGTTCAATTTTGTAAGCTCACTAGATACGGCAAAGCCATCCTTACACTAAGCGATGACAGCTATTTGGTAGATAGGCCGATGCCGCTTGGCGCGGACAACGTCATGGTTGTCGGCGATACAGACACATTGTCGCCTGATCTAAGTGAACCGGCCGACAGGTTGCGCGACGGCGATTATCAGATCGGCGATGAATACGAGATCACATACTACACATGGTCGGACGGCGAGGATTGGCGCTTCGACCAATCAACCGGAAGCTTCAAGCAGGTCGAGGCAAGGGCGGCATGAGAATTATCCCCGAAGCCGCCATTGACCTATACGAATATCAAATCGATGCTCATCACGAGCTGCGCCTTGGCCCGGACCAGGTGCATGCGCTGTTCAACATGGCCCGCGCCTATCTTGCCACACCGGAAGGCAAGATGGCACAGCAGCAGAGATCGCTCCCCTTCCCAGCCGAGCCACAGCGGAAGCCGCCGCGGGTGCAGCGGATCGTGGTGGCAGCATGAGCCAGGCAGATGACCTGTTCGACCCCCTGATCGACGCGGTGACATGCGCGATGGCAATGCGGGAGGCGCAGAAGCGTTATTTCAGCTCTGGCCCGACCAACAAGCGCGAAGCCCTGATCGCTAGCAAGGAGCTGGAACGGAAGTTCGACCGGATGACGCACGACCTGGCCGCGCAGATACAGGAGCGCAGGGCGCTCCAATCCTCCCCTTAG